AGTGGGCCAAGAAATACTCACAGTACAAGAATCTAGAGGACGACAACCTGATCGAGGCACTATATGAGTATGCATTCGAGCTGGGCATAGCACAATTAACATTCGAAGTCGGCGAACTACAGGCCGCAGAAAGAGAACTTGGAAAGAAACAAGAGGACTGGGAAGACGCAGAAATAAATGCCGCAATGGAAATGTCTCCAATATCAAATGGCTTACTAGACGACTTACATAGAATTTTACCAGGCGATGCAGATTTAGAACAAAAACTTGACAGCATCAGAGGCATGCTCGAGAAGGCGGGTCTTAAGGAGGACAAGTATCAACCAATGCCAGAGGGTGATGAGTTTGACATCGAAGAGGACGAGGACTTCGAAGAAGTGCTTGGTCCACTAGGTTTCCCAGAAGACGAGACGGAACTGTTCGACGCAGAGTACAGGGGCAGGAAGGTTCCTCTCAACAAACCCATGCGTGGTGATGTGAAGAAATTCAAGGTGTACGTGAAGGATCCAAAGACAGGCAATGTCAAGAAAGTCAACTTCGGACACGGTGGAAGTTCAGCGAGGAAGGCCGGACAGAAGACCATGAAGATCAGGAAATCAAATCCAAAGGCAAGGAAATCATTCAGGGCAAGACACAACTGTGCAAATCCAGGACCAAAGACCAAAGCGAGATATTGGTCTTGTAGGAAGTGGTAAATGAAGATAACGGAAGTAGTTGGAATATCCGAAGCCGAATTTGAACAGTTAGCAGAGAAACAGGACGCCTGCTATCACAAGGTGAAATCAAGATACAAAGTTTGGCCATCGGCCTATGCCTCTGGTGCTCTGGTTCAGTGTCGTAAAAAAGGTGCGGCCAACTGGGGTAACAAGAGCAAGAAGTAATGGACAGTTGTTGCACAAGAACAAAAACAAAAAAAGACTACCTAGCATTACCTAAGGCGATCGGTGTTTGTGTAATCGCTCTGTCTGTCATGTTAAGCATTGAAATCAGTATATTTTACGCTATAGGAATAATCTAATGAGGATCACAGACGTAATCACAGAGAAGTGCTGGAAGGGATACGAGAAGCGGGGCATGAAGACCATGTTCGGCAAACGTGTGCCCAACTGCGTCAAGAAGGAAGACGTGGACTTCTGCGTGAACTGTGGTGAATTAGTATTCGCAGAATCACTGAACGAGGATCTAAGGAAGTGGTTCAAACAGAAATGGGTGCGTTTCGGTCCCAAGGGCAAGATCAGGGGAGCCTGTGCTCGTGGATCAGAGAAGGAAGGCAAGCCGAAATGTTTACCAGCCAAGAAGGCGTACGCATTAGGTAAAAAAGGCAGGGCGAGTGCGGCTCAGAGAAAGAGAAGACAAGATCCAGATCCCAACAGGCGTGGTAAAGCCAAAAACGTCAAAACCAAAAAAAAATGAAGATCAAAGACATCACAGAAGGTCCTCATGATCCTTACACCCACAAGGCAATTTTTTTCGCTGGGTCTCCCGGTGCGGGCAAGACGTATGTTGCCAGGAGATTAGCAGGCACATTTCAAGGATTGAAACAGGTGAACATGGATATCTGGTTCAAGCGTCTCATGACAAAGAAAAACCTGTCTTGGAAAATGCCTCCCGAAGAAGAACCCGAGAGAGAAAGACAAAGGCAAAGATCAAAAGAATTGGTCGCCAAACAGCAACAGTCACACACCAAGAGTGGCCTGGGCTTGTTGATCGATTCAACCGGCAGATCATACGAAACCGTGCGAGATATCAACAAAGAGCTCGAGGACAAAGGATATGAAACGACCATGGTTTTCGTCAACACAGATCTACAGACCGCACTGCGTAGGAACAAAGAAAGGGAACGTACATTACCAGATGAACTGATACATCGGAATTTCAAAACCATTACACAAAATCTGGGAAGGTTCCGGCGTTTGTTTGATGATTTACACGTGATCAATAACTCCGATGATGACAGAGACACAGTGGATGACCAAATAGCACAAGTGGAAAAAGACCTTCGAAGGTTCTTGCGGTAAAATACTAGGCCACCAAGAAAAAATAATTTGCATTCATTGTAAATCTGTTATATACTGTTGACAACAACAGGAGAAACAAATGGCAGTAAGAAACTTCAATGACGCAGAAAAGCAGAAATTGATCCAGATCATTTCCCAGGGTTCACAGGTACTAGGTGAGGTTGAGGACTTGAAGGGTGGATTGAAAGACACCGTGAAAGCAATCGCAGAAGAACTGGAACTTAAACCAGCACTCATCAACAAAGCGATATCCGTTGCACACAAGGGCAACTATCAGAACATCGCGGACGAGATGGACACACTGGAAAGCATACTAAACACAGCCGGCAAACTTTAATGTTAGACAAAGTCAGAACATTCTGGCTTCGTAGTTTTGAGAGTGATAGGACAGCGTTCTATTTTGAACTTGTCAGTTTCATATTCACAGTTGGAGCCAGCCTAACACTTGCGATAACGGCCGCAGACCCAGACATGACGATTATATACCCTGGATTCTTCATAGGAGCGATAACACAATGCTATGCCGCATACAGGAGGAACGCCGCTTTCGTTATGATGATCACTGGCTATTTCTCGATCATAAATGTCTACGGCTACGGCGTAGCAAGTTATTGGTGGTAGGATGAGTTACATAGACGCACTATACAAAAAAGACGAAGACAAGATTTACGTGGTAGAACGTGATCCAAAGAAGGGCAGGATATTCACTGAATACGATGCCAGGTATGTGTTCTACTATCCAGACGCAAGGGGCAAACACAGGGGCATGACAGGTGAGCCTCTACAGAGAGTGATATGTTCCACAAACAAAGAATTCATAAAGGAGCAACGTATAAGGTCGAACAAGCAACTTTATGAGCATGATATCAATCCCGTGTTCAGATGTTTGGAAGAGAATTACTTGGGTAAGGAGACTCCAAAACTGAACGTGATGTTTTTTGATATCGAGGTGGACTTCGATCCAGATCGAGGTTATTCCACAACAGATGATCCGTTCATGCCCATTACTGCCATAAGTTGTTACATGAGCTGGACGGATCAACTGGTCACACTTGCAGTACCACCCAAGACCATAAGCATGGCGGACGCTGAAGAACTTACAAAGAGATTTGAAAACACGATGTTGTTTGAGAAAGAGAAGGACATGCTGGACGCTTTCCTACAACTTGTTGAAGACGCAGACATACTGTCAGGTTGGAACAGTGAGGGTTACGATATCCCATACACTGTGGGTAGGATACAGAAAGTGTTGAGTGGTGATGACACAAGGAGATTGTGTTTCTGGGGCGAGAAGCCAAAGAGGAGAGTGTTCGAGAAGTACGGCAGAGAACAGTTGAGTTTCGACTTGGTAGGACGTGTACACTTGGACTTGCTAGAACTGTACAGGAAATACACGTATGAAGAAAGGCACAGTTTCAGACTAGACGCCATAGGCGAACACGAACTGGGCGAGAAGAAGACTGTGTATGAAGGTTCACTTGACAACTTGTACAAGAATGATTTTGGACTATTCATAGAATACAACAGGCAGGATACGGCACTGCTGGCCAAACTTGAGAAGAAATTGAAGTTCATAGAACTTGCGAACGAGATAGCACACCAGAACACCGTGCTTCTACAGACAACCATGGGTGCTGTTGCGGTTACAGAACAGGCAATCGTGAACGAGGCTCACAGACGTGGAATGCAGGTGATGGGAAGAAAATACAAAAAAGAGGGAGAAGAGAACCAGCCAGCGGCAGGTGCCTATGTGGCAACACCCACAAAAGGCATTCACGACTGGATTGGTTCCATTGATATCAACAGTCTGTATCCTAGTGTGATTAGGGCACTGAACATGGGACCTGAAACCATAGTGGGACAGATACGACCGGTCATAACATCAGCAGAAGTAAACAGAGCCAAACATGCCAAGAAATCATTTGCGGCGGCCTGGGACAGTCAATTCGGAAGTTGGGAGTATCAAGCAGTGATGAATCAAGAGAAAGGCACAGAGATAATTGTTGATTGGGAGGACAAGACCAGTGTGCGTATGAGTGCGGCACAACTTTATGAGATCGTATTTGACGGCAACAACAAGTGGATGTTGAGTGCAAACGGAACAATATTCACCTATGAGTATGAGGCAATCATTCCAGGACTACTGAAACGTTGGTACGCAGAACGTCAAGAGATGCAACAGAAAATGCGAGAGTGTGGTGACAACGAGATCGAAAGAGAATATTGGGACAAGAGACAACTTGTAAAGAAGATTAATCTGAACAGTCTGTATGGAGCAATATTGAATCCAGGATGTAGATTCTTTGACATCAGGATAGGTCAATCAGTGACACTTACTGGTAGATGTATAACAAAACATATGGCGAGCAAGGTAAACGAGATTGTAGCAGGTGCATATGATCACAAGGGCGAGAGCGTGGTTTATGGTGACACTGACTCTGTGTATTTCACCGCACACAAGACACTGCAAAAAGAAATCAACGAAGGCGTGATCCCATGGACAAAAGATTCTGTGGTTGCGTTGTATGACAAGATATCCGAAGAAGTTAATGGCTCGTTCAAAGCATTCATGACAAAGGCTTTCCACACGCCAAGCACACGTGGAGAGGTGATAAAAGCAGGTCGGGAACTTGTCGCTTCAAAAGGATTGTTCATCACGAAGAAGAGATATGCAGTTCTTTACTATGACAAAGAGGGTAAACGTACTGACACGGAAGGTAAGGAAGGAAAGATGAAAGCGATGGGTCTTGACTTGAAACGTTCCGATACTCCAGTTTATGTACAAGACTTTTTAAGTGATTTGCTATACATGGTACTGACTGGAAAGACTGAAACAGAAGTACTAGCAAAAATCAGCGAATTCCGTGCAGAGTTCAAGGCAAGGCCAGGTTGGGAAAAAGGATCGCCAAAGCGAGCAAACAACATGACCAAGTACACGGAAGAGGAAGAGAAGAAGGGCAAAACAAACATGCCGGGACACGTGAGAGCCAGCATGAACTGGAACAAGTGCAGGGAGATGTATGGCGACAAATACAGTATGCCCATCACTGACGGCGCAAAGGTTATTGTTTGCAAACTAAAAAGTAATCCTTTAGGCTATACCAGTATCGCCTATCCGGTGGATGAACTGCGTATACCGGAATGGTTCAAGGAATTGCCGTTCGACGGTGATGCCATGGAAAGCACGATACTTGACCAAAAGATAGATAACCTTATAGGTGTGTTAGGTTGGGACGTGCAATCAACAGAAACCACGAACACGTTCAACAAATTATTTGAATTCTAAATAACCATATGCTGAGCATAGAAGAAATCAAACTTTTAATAGAAAAACTTGAGAAATTAAAAAAACAAGACGTCCAAGGACTAATCGATTTCAGTTTAAAAACTCTCAAAACCTTGGCAAACACAATCGATATACAGAATTCGGATCAGATAAACAGATTAGACAAAACCTTGAGTTGGTTTGCAATGGACAATTACAAAAAGAGATTAGAACCTGTGGTTGACGAATTGACTAGAAGGCAAATACAAACTAAAATATTCCAATTTGGTAAAAACAGTGCCTTCAACAGCCTGGAGATAGGCCCCGGAAATGGCATGTTTTCAAAAGATTTCCGAGCATGGAGGTTAAATTACTTCCTTGATGTGCTGAACGCAAGTTATGAAAGCAACGTTGAAAGAATCATACGTAAAAAATTTCCCCCTGCACACCAGAAATATCTAAAATTCTACATGACAGACAGAACCGACTGCTCCAGTATTCCTAGTAAAAGTTGTAATTTTGTTTTTAGTTGGGACACATTCGTATTCTTCACACAGGATCATATCTATCAATATTTGTGGGACATCAAACGAGTGCTGTTGGATGGAGGCTATGTGTTTCTACAGTACGCTGATTGCCATTATGATTTTGATCTCAAACAGGCCAAGAGAGGTTATTGGAACTACAATACCAAGACAGCAATGGAAAAAATTATCACAAAGACAGGTTATGAAGTAGTCGAAATGAATCAGTTCAAGCCTGGTGCCAATTATGCCATTTTTCGTACACGTGGTAAACAAAATCCAGTCGTGTACAAAGTTTCTGAAATAACACTAGACTAAGACCTAAATATCATATACAATTAGAACATTATGATAGACATCTTGAAAGACATCGTTAAACATACGCATGGACTGGGATTCTTGGATCTTGTCAAGATCACTGGGGACGATAAGGAAACTTCGATCGACTCAATGGCCGAAGACAGATCTGTGATCCTACAGGGGTCTTTCCACAAGCCACAGACGGAGATGACGGGTACGTTTGGTATGCCACAGATGGGCAAACTAGACATACACTTGAAGTGTCCGGAGTACAAGGAGAAGGCGAACATAACTGTGTTGTCCGGCGAGAGAAACGGTGCGACCATTCCCACAGGGATCCATTTCGAGAATGAAAAGGGTGACTTCAAGAATGACTACAGATTTATGAATGCTGAGATCATCAATGAGAAACTTAAGACTGTGAAGTTCAAAGGTGTTAAGTGGGACGTTGAGATCGAACCTAGCGTGGCAAGTGTGCAGAGATTCAACTTCCAAGCAACTGCAAACACAGAACACAACTCATTCGTTGTGAGAACCGAGGATGGGAACTTGATTTTCACTTTCGGTGATCAAGCATCGCATGGTGGTGAGTTCGTGTTCGCAACTGACGTTAAGGGAACGCTTAACAAGGGTTGGAGTTGGCCGGTAGGACAGGTGCTACAGATACTTAAACTATCAGACTCGGCAAAGGTCACATTACACTTCTCTAACGAGGGTGCGATGCAGGTCTCTGTTGATTCAGGATTGGGCAAGTATCAATACATCATACCAGCACAGGCGCAATAATGACGACAGATAATAGTAAGCAAGAACATCTAGGAGACTTGAGCAGAGACTTTGCGGTGTTCTTGCCTGCTATATCTAACTTCTACAACACGTTTATCAGCAAACAGAGAGTTTCAGAAGGCAAACACATTTCGGAAGACAGGATTCCACAAGGTTTCGAGAATGGTGTAGAAGGATTGAACTTCATCAATCCAAAAGAAGGAATGTTCACATACCCAACAGCACTGTACTCGGCTGGACATGCCTGCTTGGACATGGAGAAGGTCAATGACAGGGATCACATGTTCGTAAACAGAGACAGAGAGTTCAGCACAATAGTAGGTGATTCCGGTGGATATCAGATAGGTAAGGGTGTAATAAAATTTGATTGGAAAGATTTTGAAGGTAACAAAGCAAATAAAGTGAGATCAGATATACTGAACTGGCTTGAACTCACAAGTGACTGGGCAATGACACTAGACGTACCCACGTGGGCGGCAGATGATCTCAACTCACCAAAGACAGGATTAACAAGTTTCCAAGACACACTGGACGGAACAATATACAACAACAAGTTCTTCCAGAAGAACAGACTGGGACAAACAAAACTATTGAACGTGCTTCAAGGTGATGACTGGAACACTGCACAGATATGGTACGACGCTGTCAAAGACTTTGAATTTGAAGGATGGGCAATGGGTGGTATCAACATGTGTGACATGGAAGTCATGCTTAAACGTCTAATCATAATGAGAGATGAGAAGAAACTGGACGGTAAGGACTGGATGCACGTACTAGGTACGTCACAGATGGATTGGGGTTGTTACCTAACGCAGGTACAAAGGCAAGTTAGAAAACATATAAATCCTAACTTCACAATAAGTTTTGACAGTGCATCAGCATTCTTATCAACTGCTAATGGACTTGTATACACGCACAACTCATTCACTCCAGACAGATGGTCGTTTGTGATGGACAAGGCACCAGATGATAAAACATTAAAGGGTTCAGACATACAGTTTCCGTTCGACAGTGGCATAGGACGTAGGCTTAAGATGAAAGATGTCTGCTGGTATGGTGAGCAGGACGTCAACAAGAATGGTAAAATTGGTGCTACAAGTTGGGACAGTTTCAGTTATGTGCTGATGATGGCACACAACGTATATAATCAGATCAGAGCAATACAGATAGCAAACGATTTAAACGACATAGAATCAAGGAAATACAGACCAGAAGTAAAACACTGGAGAAAAACAAAGGCAAGTGACAAGACAGACGAACCTAGCATATACGTTCCTAGGAACATATTGTATTTCAACACACTTGTTGAAGAAGTATTCACCAGCGAGAAACCAATGGAAGTCATAAGCAACGCATCAAGTTATCTGGCAGACATCCGAGGCAACAGATGGGCCAGAGCTACAGGTGGTGGTAAAGGCACAAACAATTTCAGTTCTTTATTTGAATAGGAGGACAACATGGTAACAAAAAGAAAAAATAAAAAACTCAAGAAACTACAAGACGAGCACCAGTATCTCGACAGGAAAGTGGCACAACTTACCAAGGACAGACTTAAGGACAGGAGTACCGAGAGCAAAGAAGTTCTCTCCAGATTAAAGAGGACAAAGTTGATGATCAAAGATGCAATCGCTAGGGCAAAAGCCACGTTGACAAGTTGATTAAACAGTAATATAATAATAACATGGATCGAGATTACAAGACAGGCAAAAGTGACAGTGTAGGTATATTTTCAGGATTAGAAATAGAACACACACCCGCACTTGGTAAACAAACATTATTCCTTGCGAGGAATGATTTACTGTTTGATCGGATAATAGAATTAGCAGAACAGGTCAATGCCGAAGCAATTTACTTCGGTGCCAACAGAAGTTTCATGCACAATATAGCCAACACATCACAACTGATAAAAAGATTAATGGACAGCGGTTACTGGTGCACAATAGACTATCAACACAGTGTACACGCAGAAGTCAAGGAGAGATTCAAGGACATATGGAAGGAAGAAAAGTTTATACCATTCTGTTCTGTGATATTCCCTAGTTCAGAGGAGGATGATAATCTATGTATAAAAGTAGATGACGTAGATTTCAATGCAACAGGACCAGGTGTGTGGACAATGAGCATGAACCATTTCAAACAAAGTGCAGGATTCACATCGTGGGATGAATACAAACAGGATGAACCAATAGAGGAGAACAATGCCAAAAAAGCAGTCTAAAGAAGATCTTGAGTACAAGGAAGGTGTTGCTGTTTTCAACCAATGGAACAGACACAATAAAAAACTGGAGAAAATGGGATTGCATGGCACGGACTACTACGTGAGAAGGGTCGAAGAACTAGAAGCAAAAGTAAAAAGATTAGAAGCAAGACTAAAAACAAAGGGGAAAAAATGAGTACTGAGGAAATGAGAGATCAAGCATTGACAGAACAGGCCAACAAAGGTCATAAAATGATTTGGGTCACTTTTAGAAAAGAAGGCATCCACAAGTATCCAGCGGCACTGGATGATCCCAAACTAGCAACAGGTGATGAGTATGATGTGAGTTTCCTAGGACATCCTCACAGACACATATTCCATTTCAAAGTTGCGATAGAAGTGTTCCACGATGACCGAGACATTGAATTCATACAGTTCAAGAGATGGATGGAGAACATGTACGCAGATGGCACAATGAAACTAGACTACAAGAGTTGTGAGATGATATCAGATGATTTGTACGTGGCGATCGCAAAAAGATATCCAGGTAGGAAGATTGAAATAGACGTGGCAGAGGACGGTGAGAATGGCTCACACGCAGTATATGAAAGAGATTAAATTCAAAGAATCAAGGGCAACATCAAGGATGGGATACCTACCCATAGAAGGTGGTGGCCTGAATGCTTCATACACGACGGTGGACGCAGTGGCAAACATATGCACAACGGCGGGCAACCTGGGAATGAAGTATGGCAAGGATTTCATCTGGTCAGGCACAGACTGGGATGACAATGACGACGACTGTATCACTCTGATGGTGAAGGAAGACAAGTATGAGTCCTTCTTACACCTGGCCCTGCAGAATGATCACAGGATTAAACACACCAACACGGGCCAAATCAAACTGATCAAGGAGAGAAAATAATGGACTTAAAAGAAAGTAAAACAGCAGAGAATCTTAAAGACGCTTTCGCAGGTGAAAGCCAAGCAAACAGAAGATACCTATACTTCGCACAGAAGGCCGACATAGAGGGAGCACCAGATGTTGCGGCGGTATTCAGAAGCACAGCAGAAGGTGAAACAGGACACGCACACGGACACCTGGAATACTTGGAAGAAGTTGGAGATCCAGCGACAGGTGAGAAGATGGGTGAAACAGAAGACAACCTTAAAAGTGCTATCGCAGGTGAGACGCACGAGTACACAGACATGTACCCAGGCATGGCAAGAACAGCCAGGGAAGAAGGATTTGAAGAAATCGCTGACTGGTTCGAAACACTTGCAAAAGCAGAGAAATCACACGCAGGTAAGTTCCAGAGAACACTGGACGCTTACAAAGGAGCATAATGAGAGTACCATACACCAACTTCAAGACTAGGATTGGCGACGATAACGCTATCGGTGGCTGTACTTTCATAGGTGGTGAATGGAAAGAAGTTGATACTACGGAGATATTTGACAATAAGAAAGTTGTTGTGTTCGCCCTTCCAGGGGCGTTCACACCTACTTGTAGTTCTCAACAACTTCCTGGCTACGAAGAGAAGTATGATGAAATTAAAGCACTAGGCGTTGATGAAGTATACTGTTTGTCAGTGAATGACGCATTCGTAATGAATGCTTGGTTCAGAGACGAGAAAATAGTAAAGGTCAAAGCAATAGGTGACGGTGAGGGCGTGTTCACGCAGGGAATGGGTATGTTGGTCAACAAACCCAAACAAGGGTTTGGAATGAGATCATGGAGATACTCTATGCTAGTAGACAATGGAGAGGTTGTGAAAGTGTTCGAAGAATCTGGCAAGAACAACGCCAGCGACGACAACGATCCATTTGAAGTATCAGACGCTGACACAATGATCAACTACCTTAAGGAAAATGCCGGGTAGTTGGGACGGTAAATCAAGACCATCTAATGATTCCTACAGAAGGAATTTTGATGAAATATTTGCCAAAGAAAAAGAACTGACCGATATATCTATGAAACAGAGTATTGCAAACAAGAGAGAACGACAGCAGAAGAAGTCTTGTCCTTGCGGTAGATCACCAGTTGGTATATGTATCGGTTGGCACAGTCTGAGTAAAGAGCGTTACCAAGAAGAACTTAAAAAATGGAATGATAAAACCGAGAAAGAAAAACAGGCCATTTATCATCCAAAGGCCATAGACGGTCTCGGAGATTAAATGTACAAACCATTACCAACTGGATTGACAATCAAAATGTCAGATTTACAAGGACTTGGTCTGTTCGCTACACAAGACTTCGATGCAGATGTGGTGCTAGGCATAGTGCATATTTTAAATAAAAATTTTCCACACGGTAGCATCAGGACTGCCTTGGGAGCATTCTATAACCATTCAGATGACCCAAACTGCAAGAACCAATCAGGATTCTGGCATCAACTGCCAGTGAAATACTTAACAACTATAAAACCAATCAAGGCCGGTGAGGAACTTACTGCCAAATACACCCTTTACAAAGATTTTGAGGACACTTGGTCGTAAAATTTTTTTCCATGCTTACAGATATAATCTAAATACAGCATGTCGAAAAAATTGCTTGAAAAAAATTTTTGTGTATTACCATGGACAGGATTCCAGTTAGAGCCAGATGGATATGTCAAACAATGTATAATAAGCAAAAATAATTTGGGACATAGCCATAAAGAGAACATAGAAACAATACTCAAAAACAATCCTTTAAGAAAACAAATGTTGCACGGTGAATATCCCACTAATTGCGATGGTTGTTATCTACAAGAAAAACACCGAAATAAAGATTTTCAATCTATCAGTAGTAGATTGTACTACGCAAAAAATTTAGCAACAAAAATAAGTCCTGACCTCGTTGAACACGAGGATAATTTTGATCTCAAACATGTGGACCTACGTTGGAACAACATGTGCAATCAAGCCTGTGTTTACTGTGATCCAATTTACAGTAGTAAGTGGGCTCAAGAACTAGGAGTCAAAATTCCTAAAGATAAGCCTAGCCTAGACAGAGTAAAACAATACGTTTATGACAGGATCGAACACTTAGAAAATGTATATTTGGCAGGAGGTGAGCCACTTTTAATGAAACAGAACAAAGAATTTTTAGACCTTTTGCTTGAGAAAAATCCAAATGTCACCATAAGAGTTAACACAAACCTTAGTAAAACCGAGACCGGAGTATTCGAAACAATCTGCAAGTTTAAGAATGTACATTGGACGGTCAGTGTAGAAACAATCAAAGATGAATACGAATATATAAGATACCATGGTAATTGGGCGGATTTTTTGGCAAATCTTAAAATCATATCAAAGTTAGACCATTTGATTTCATTTAACATGCTTTATTTTGTGCTTAATCATCACAGTATCTTTGACTGCGTTAAATTTCTGCAGGGCATGGGATTTCATAACAATAGTTTTGTAATAGGACCCTTGTACAGGCCAGAACCACTTAACGTACTCAATTTACCAGCCCATTTGGTCAAAGAGTGCAAAGATAGGTTGCAGGAAGAAATTGATAAGAAGCCTGGTTTTCTTTTACAGAATGGCTTAGAAAACTGCCTAAGTTATTTGACTGATACAGAATTTAATGCTAATATAGAAGAAACAAAAAAAATATTAAAAAATATGGATTCACGTAGAAACATCGACAGTAAGAAAGTGTTTCCTGAATTATACCAAAAGGCTTTTAAATGAAAATATTTTACATGGGGCTCGAGTCATACCAAGCAAGGTACACATATCAATTAACAGACTGGACGAAACGTGCATACGACAAACGTAAGATAGATTACGTGATTGTTCCAGGAGACACCATAGACGATTCCGAGGCCATAGTCACAGGACAGGTGCTTGACGCACACGGCAGAAGTTATTTTGGCATGAGCCAGATGATGAACCTGGTCAAAATGCTGAAGGCAGGTGAAATCACAAACAAGGATGCAATATTTTTCGAGGACATGTTCCAACCGGGCATGGAATCATTACCCTACATTCTACAACAGACACCTGAGAAATACAGGCCAACCATATATTTGAGATGCTTGGCACAGGCCATAGACCCAGATGACTTTGTACACGTTTGGGGCATGAGCAAATGGATGAGTCTATATGAACAGATGTGTAATGAAATTCCAAATGTAATCATACTTGCAAGTAATGAAGAGATGGTGGCACACATGAGGATAGCCAACTGGAAGGCACCCATATACAACATATCAGGTCTGAGCTTTGGCAAGGAAGAAGTGCAATCGAGAGTTGAACAGAAACCTTTCATGCAGAGAAAAAACAGAGTGGTGTTTGGTGCTAGATGGGATCAAGAGAAGCAACCACAGTTTTTCTTGGACATGATACAAAAATTCAAAGAAAAACATCCTGAAACAGAGTTTGTGATATGTCAAGGTGGACCATTGAGATCCAACAACGACTACTATGTAAAAGAAGCAAAGTATCTTGAGAAACAAGGATTGCTGACCATACATGAAAATTTAAAGAAAAACGAATACTACGAAATACTGGCTGACTCAAGGGTGTTGTTCAATTGTGCATTACAGGACTGGACATCGAACACAGTGAGTGAAGCGGACGCATTAGGTTGCAACGTGCTGTTTCCGGCATACAGGTCATTTCCGGAAGTGTTCGCGAATGATCATACAAGAATGTATGTTCCATGGTCGCAGGAAGATGCAATGAATAAACTAGAATTACTATTAAGCAAACCATCCCCTAGTATGGGTCAAATATCAGATTGGACCAATGGCACAATTGACAGGATGTTGGACATCATGACAGGCAAGGGCGAACAATGGAGAAGAGATGGATCCCACTACAGAACACCCGTTTCAGAATACAAATATTAAAGGTGTAAACAAAGCAGTGCTAGTGACCGGTGGTGCAGGTTACGTAGGCTCGCACACTTGCAAATTGTTGGCAAAAAACGGATACCTTCCAGTAACAGTCGACAGACACTTCAGAGAAGGACTTAAATCCTATGGACCAAATCACAATTTGCACCTTCCACAGGAAATAGACAGACTGGATGAGATTATAAAAAGATACAACATCACAAGTTGCATACACTTCGCAGGTAGCACAAGTGTTCCGGAAAGTGTTGCAAATCCTTCGTTGTATTACAAGAACAATTTCATAGTCACACTGTCATTAGTGGACAAACTGATAGAGTGTGGCGTGAACACTTTCGTGTACAGTTCTAGTGCGGCCACATACGGTGACCCAGGATTTAGAAAATGCAAAGAAACAGATGTACCAAAACCCATCAGTGCTTATGGTGGCAGTAAACTCATGATCGAGATGATGTGTAGAGATTACATGACTGCGTACGGATTGAGCAGTGTTGGCCTAAGATATTTCAACGCCGCGGGAGCAGACCCAGATGGCGAGATAGGTGAGCTCAGAGAAAAAGAGACCCACATAGTGCCGCTTGCCATAGAGGCGGCGAGGCACGGTAAAACTTTTAAGATATTTGGAGACAAATATGATACCCCCGACGGTACGTGTGTGAGAGATTACGTGCATGTGATGGACCTGGCAGACGCTCACGTGAAAGCGTTGAATTACGCTTCGGAGAAATTGAGATCGGAAGTTTTCAATCTTGGTTCAGGTGCCCCGGCATCTAACCGAGAACTGCTAGATACAGTTCAAAAATACACAGGCAAAATGAATATCGAAGTACACGGAAACAGGCCAGGGGATCCTCCTTACCTAGTTGCAGACACGACAAAAGCAAAAAAAATACTAGGATGGGAGCCCACACAGAGTTCTATTGACAACGTGGTGGCAACTGCTGTACAATGGTATAACAAGACACACAAGAAGGAAATACAATAATGAGCGAAGATATTTTGAAAGATAGTTGGATGCCTGAAACACCAATCAGTAAAAAGATAAAGGAGAGAATCAAAAAGGCAGGCAAGAGATTCCATTCAAATGACAACATCTCTGAATACATAGAAGATGGTGAGATGGATCTGTTACAAGCAGAGGTACAAGAAAAACTACAAGGTGTGTTAGACAGCCTTGTGATTGACACGGAAAATGATCATAACACGAACGAGACTGCGAAACGTGTGGCCAAGATGTACATCAGGGAAACGTTTGGTGGCAGGTTCAAGCCAGCACCAAGGGTTACGAGTTTCCCTAACATGGGTTACAAGAGCATGTACACCAGTGGTCCAATATCGATCAGATCAACGTGTGCCCATCACTTCCAGAACATCGTGGGAAAAGCATGGGTAGGCATCATCCCTAATGGTGAAGTGATTGGATTGAGCAAGTTCAACAGGATCGTGCATCACATCGTGGAGAGACCACAGATACAGGAAGAAATGACAACACAGATCGCAGATGAATTGAAGAAATATGCTAAGACAGAGAATCTTGCAGTGGTAGTCAAAGCAGAACATCACTGCATGACACACAGAGGTGTGAGAGAACACGAATCAGATATGACCACAGCGATAATGCTAGGTGCGTTCAAAGATGACCCAGCAACCAGAGACGAGTTTTATAAAATCTGTATGAGCATGAAGGGTCATGGCTAAAAAAACAAAAAAACAATTAAAGATCGAGCAGGCTAACATGCAATCGGACAACATGGAAATGGCAGGTTGGAGTGAGGGTTTGAATACCGGTGGAGTTGTGACAACTGCCACTGTGAACATGGACATGGATCCAGACTTCTCGTACAGTTACGGAGAACTAGGTGACATGGGACAGTTGGACCTTTTTGATGAAATGGAATTGAGGGACAAGTATCCTGCACTGAACCAAGCATGGGAACACTATCGGAGTGTGCTAGAAGTATGTAAAACAAAAGAAAAGGAAGAAAATGAGGATTAACACAGAACCAAAACTTAATTTTGAGGACGTATTGCTACAGCCAAAACGTTCGACACTGTCCAGCAGGAGAGATGTGGACATGACTCGTAAGTTCACGTTCCGTAATTCAGGTAAGGTAATGGATTTCCTTCCCATATTCGCAAGTAACATGGATGGTGTTGGCACATTCTCCATGGCAAAAGAAATGCAGAAGCACAAGATGATGACTGTGATAACAAAGACCACAACACCAGAACAGTGGAAAGAGGCCGCAGGCACAGGATTGAGAATGCAATCTGTATCAGTGTGTACAGGAACCAATGTGATGTGGGATCCAGAAGCACCTGATTGGGCGACCATGAATAAAGTTTTAGAAATGTTTCCAGATGTAAAGATGATAACTGTTGATGTAGCAAACGCATATCATCAGAACATGGTAGATTTCATAAAAAAAGTTAGAGATGAATACCCAGACAAGGTCATCATAGCAGGTAATGTTGTCACACCTGAAATGACGGAAGAATTAATCATTAATGGTGCTGACGTGGTCAAGATAGGCATAGGACCAGGATCAGTTTGTACAACAAGGACAATGACCGGTGTAGGAGTACCTCAATTTAGTGCAATAGTTGATTGTTCAGATGCCGCGAACGGTGTCGGTGGACACATAATGGCGGACGGTGGTTGCGTGTACCCAGGTGATATAGCAAAAGCATTCGGTGGCGGAGCACACATGGTCATGATAGGTGGCATGTTGGCAGGGCATGATGAATCAGAACAGCCGGTAGTGGATGGCAAGGTAGAATTTTATGGAATGAGCTCAGATAGGGCTCGTGAGAAACATGGTAAACGTAAAGACGGATACAGGGGCAACGAGGGAAGACTGATATCATTGCCACACAGAGGACCTGTTGAACCAACATTAGAAGACATACTGGGTGGAGTGAGGAGTGCCTGCACATACATAGGTGCGAGAAGACTCAAAGACATGGCCAAGTGTGCCAGTTTCGTTACGACCAACAACGTGATCAACAGGGTATATGAGCGATACACCAAATAACATAGAACCAATCAAAGAGAAACTGGACGACAAGATCCGGAAACTGAACTCATCAAGGGTGATCAAGAAAGTTACACCCAAGGGGGACCTCTCTTGGTACGTGAAATGGGTCTCTGTGTTCTTTATATTAGTGGCCACGGCGGCCAGAGGTGTTGGCACCATACCACACATAGACATGTGGTTTGGACTAGTAGGCACAGTGGGTTGGGCATGGGTTGGATACCTTTGGCACGACAGGGCACTGCTGTTCCTTAACGCAATACTTGTGACATTGTTAATAATGGGTTTAATGAATTACTATTTTGGAATATGAGCGAAGAAGTTAAAAAGAATTATTTCACTACAGGACAGATGCGTAACGCACTGATCCAGATAGAGGACAAGATGGTTCACTCAAACTGGATGCCATCGGTCATACTTGGAATCAATCGGGGTGGATGCATACCTGGAGTGTACCTTTCCCACAGGTTGAAGACTGCACACGAGGTGCTGGACATCAGATTGAGGGATCACACCGTCAAGCCTGACCTACGCACATTAGAAAAAGCATTCGCATTCCAAAAGAAGATATTGATCATAGACGACATAAACGATTCCGGAGCCACGTTCCAGTACATACTTGACAACTTCGGCAAAAGAGAAGATCGTATTAGATTTGCCGCACTCATAAACAACAAGCCTAGTAAGGTCAAAGTAGATTACCACGGGTATGAGATCAACAAAGACGAAGCACCCGCTTGGATAGTCTTCCCGTGGGAACAATGGGACAAGTAATTACATCAATAGCACCAAACTTCTATAGGATCACTGATGTGTTTTCTGACAGTGTGTTAGATCAATTAAAAGCACAATTCAAAGACAGAACCAGTTGGGAGAAGCAACCAAACATCAAAGGCACAAGACTTGCATCTGTCCCAAGCCTGGATTTACAAAAATCGCTAAAGTACGAACATCTTCTGCCGGTTAAAAAGTTTGTTGAATCTGTTTTAAGTCAACAAGTTTATTGGAATGGTCCTGTTATATGGCACGATCCAATCGGATATGTTAATCAATGCCACATGGATCAGTCGGAAAACTTGACCGTAAACCTTCAGGTTTATCTATCTGACGGTGCTGACAAGCAAGGCACACATTTCAAATACAACGACACCTGGTACTCTGTCCCGTATGAATGTAATACTGGATACATAATGTTCTACCCAACCAAGCACGAACACGGAATGAAACATGAATCACTCGCAGTAAGGCAGTCATTGTACCAATCCTTTCGACTCACAGAAGCGGAAAAGGCTTGGTAGTGTGTATCAAAAGTTGTATTGACCTTATTCCACAAAACTGCTAAAATTACGTACATTTAAATTAACCTATAGGAGATTAAATGTTTAAAAACGTAGACAAATCAATGCTGATGAAATTGGTGTTACTACATGTTGTGGTGATCACTGTTTCAAATGCGTTAGTGGCGATCCCAGTAGAGATACTTGGAGTCAAACTGACGTGGGCGGCATTCACATTCCCATTGGTCGTTATAGCCACTGACTTGACTGTAAGACTATTGGGCAAACACATAGCCAGAGCCACAATCGCGGCGGCGTATCCATTAGCAATAATCGGATCCATCGCAGTAGTGTTGGCGGAAGGCGCACCACAATCGGTTGCTTTAAGGATTGGCTTCGCAAGTGCCACTGCTTACGCTATCGGTACTTTACTTGACGTGTACGTATTCCAATACATAAGGGAATCAAAGACATACGGCAAGAACTGGTGGATGGCACCAGCGGTATCTACTATCGCGGCCAACATAATTGACACTTACACATTCTTTGCAGTTGCATTCAACAACAGCGCCGACGAGTACATGGCGGCGAACTGGGTTGAGATCGCGGGATCGCAGGTGGTGTTGAAAATCATAGTGGGACTGGTTGTGTTCTTACCAGCATACGGATTATTGCTGAACAGACTACAGAAGACCTACAAACTCAAATAATCTCTAGGGGGGAGTTTTTTCTCCCCCCATTTATAAGTCCTTAAATACTTTGTGATAAACAATCCACAAATACTTGTAGTGTATGAACCTGGCATGTATGGCACTTTCCTGTGCAGTCTTTTCATGATGCAAAAACTATGGGGTGGTGCAGACTTGGACCAAGAATTCCCACCCTCCCCTATGTCAAGCGTAAATGCACACCATTCAGGATACAGAGACAAACTATCAAATTTCCATACTAATCATCACATCGAAATACTATTAGAGAAAAATCATGACGAATTAAAAAAATTTTTCCTACCTTTGCAGGCAATCAAATTAGGAGTACACAGACTTGCGAGTTACAATTTTTTAAAATTAGATTATAAGAAATACTTCAATAACTTCACCATTCTATTGATCAAACCCAAGACACATAGGTTAGGTGCGTACATCCAAAGAATGGAAGAATCTACAACCAACGACTACGAAACACAATGGTGGTACAAGAATTTTAGGAAAAAAGACCTTGGAAAAATGCCAAAGTGGTTTTTGGAAAAATTAAGCATGAAAGAAAAACAGAAGTACATGGAAAAACATGTCAATATGGTTAATAATTATCTGGATAATGATCAGCAAAACATCATTGTCTTTGATCCTGACCAAATCGCTGGCCCAAACTTGTTACAGGAGATGGCCGATAAAGTTTGTGGATCTCTCGGAATAGATAATTTTAAAATACCTTCTGACAAGGTAAAAAAGTTTGTTGACAGGAATAGCAAATACTTTTCAACCGATTGACATTTCATCTAAATACCGTATATAATAAATGATAAGGAATTTACACAATGGGAAACAAAACAGGTAAAATTTGGGGGGAAACAGAACTTATTCTAGCAAACAATTCGTTGGAATTTCACAGGATAGATTACAAGGCAGGCGGTGTCTGCTCCAAACACAAACACGAATACAAGTGGAACGGTTTCTATGTGATGTCTGGAAGAATGAAAATCAAGGTATGGCAAAAAGACTACGATCTGATTGATGAAACTATACTTAATCCAGGCGAATTCACAGCAGTCAAGCCTGGCCTATACCACACGTTCGAAGGTTTAGAGGACGGTGTTGCATTCGAACTGTATTGGGCAAATTTCTCACACAACGACATACAGAGAGAATCTGTTGGGCATCTCAAGGATACCGACGGTAAAGTTGTAAGATTAGACAAGACCAAGAAAAAATAGTATGATCCCTATCAAAGGATACGCTACTTTTGATCCACTTAAACACTGCTGGATTGGATCTGCATTCCAAACAGAATGGTTCCGAGATCTCGACATCTACAAGAACAACAAGATAATGGATCCGTTGAAACGTATAGCAGACGAAACAGAAGAGGATTATCAGACACTTGAAAAAATACTTAAGGACGCTGGTGTGCAAACATATAGAAGTTTCCTTGACATCAACAATGTAAAATCTTTAAAAAATATTTTCAGGCCGCCTGTAAATCCAAGAGATCATTTTGCAGTTGTCGGGGAAAAATTATATGCTGTATCACATGGCGCTGAAGGCTATGCAGATGTGTTGAAACAGATAGACAGGAAAAACATAGACATCGTTACCACCGAAGGTGTAATATCGACAGCAACCATATGCCGGGTCGGCAAGGACCTATGGTGGGACATACATCCTGATACTACACAAGATATCATAGACAAATATGTAAACCTATGGACCAACGAAGGTTTTAGGGTTCACACATCTCGAAAAGGATATCATATAGATAGTCTTTTCTGTGTTGTCAAGCCGGGCTGTATTGTGTCATTGAAGGAAACACAAGATTACAAGACCGAATTCCCAGGGTGGGACGTTTTATACCTGCCTGATCAGAGTTGGGCTAAGGTTAGTCCTTTTTTTACAATGAAAGAAAAGGTGGGAGGGCGTTGGTGGCTCAAAGGAGAGGAGCACAACGATCAATTGATCGAATTCGTAAACACATGGTTGAATGACTGGGTCGGTTACGTGGAGGAGACTGTGTTTGATGTAAACATGCTGTCCATAGACAAGGACACCATAATCTGTAACAACTACAACAAGGATGTGTTTGACCATTTCAAGAAGCACAGAGTCGAACCAATCATATTCAACTTCCGACACAGGTACTTCTGGGATGGCGGCATACACTGCATCACACAGGACCTTTACAGAGAAGGCACACAGGAGGATTACTTTGGCTGACATATATCACATTTGGGCAAACAAGAAACAAGGCATAAGTGATAATGATTTTGCTAATGGAATGAGACGATTCCTTAGACAACTCCAAGACGAAGGAAAGATGATTTCATTTAGGATCACAAGGTGTAAATTAGGTTTCCGTTCCATACAGGATTTGCCCGAATGGCACATAATGATGGAGTTTCACAACATGGCGCAACTTGAGGAGGCATTTTCTAGAGTGGTTCCACAACAAGGAGAGTTGGAAGAGAAACACACTTCTTTCAACAAGTATGTTGAAAACGACATACAACACGCACTTTACCGAGACTGGCCTGATACAGTGAACAAGTCAAAGTTGACAAAAACAAAAGAGTCATATACAATTAAGGAGTTAGCGGAGGCAACTAAAAACATAGATCCAACAATATGGAAAAAATAAGATATTCGGAAATATTTTACAGTGTACAGGGCGAGGGCAGATTCGTTGGTGTGCCTAGCGTGTTCTTCCGTGTGTTTGGTTGCAATTTCCACTGCCACGGATTTGGACAAGGCAGAGACAGGAGCAAATGGTTGAAACCTGAGGAGATGCCATACGCTACCCAAGACCTTTCAGATGTTAAACACGTGAGCGAACTGCCAGTGGTAGAGATAGGTTGTGACGCTAGTGCAAGTTGGTCAAACAGATATAAACATCTAGTCAACTGGGATGATGTCAGCAAAATAGCAAAGGACGTGACGGCGTACACTCCACAGAACAAATGGACTTGCGACAATGGACAGGATGTACACTTTATAATCACAGGTGGCGAACCTATGCTGTGGCAAAGAGAAACACAACAACTGTTAAGGCAACCAGAATTCAATGACTTGAAAAACATCACGATAGAAACAAATTGCACACAACCATTCAAAGAAGGATTTGACAAATTCTTGCATGGCTTGGTCAATGGTGACTACACAAAAGAACCAGTACACATCACTTGGTCGACATCACCAAAACTATCGATATCTGGAGAGGCATGGGACAAGGCCATAAGGCCGGATGTTGCTAAACAGTACGCATCTATTCCAAACACACACCTCTATTACAAATTTGTGGTGCAGGACGAACAGGACCTTGACGAAGTGAATAGGGCAAGAGATGAATATCACAAAGCGGGAGTAGACGCAGACATATGGTTAATGCCAATGGGCGCAACACAAGAGGGACAGGCTAAAACTGCCGGTCAGGTTGCAGAGATGGCGATGAAACACGGTTTCAAATATTCTCCGAGGCTACATGTTGATCTGTTCGGAAATAAATGGGGAACCTAATCAAAGTCATAATTAAAAATGTTATAATGTTGTAACGCTCACAGGAAGTTCACAACACTAATCCCAAAAATCGATAGTATGGAACTTGTTATACTCATGGCAGGTATTGTTTACGGCTTGATCATTGGCCTAATACCTGCCGCGGGAGCAACAACAGGTCTAATCACACTATTTGGATTCATGCCCTACTTCGTGGGCGACCCCTACCTGGGCGTGATATTCTGTGTGGCAGTTGTGGCATCCTCGACAACCGGTGATTCATTCAGTGGTGTGCTGTTGGGCATACCCGGAGCCAACTCTGCGGCCGCGACAATGGTGGATGGATTTCCCATGGCCAAGAACGGAGAGGCCACACGGGCATTATCGGCCGCAATTACTTCATCAACCTTTAATGGACTGTTATGGGGATCACTGACATTTTTATTCCTGCCATACTACACAAACGTTGTGATGTACATGGGCATACCCGAACTGTGGGCACTGGTGCTACTTGCATTTGTAACTGTTGGCTTTATATCTACTAGGAAATATGTAAGAAGCACACTGGCCATTGTGTTGGGAATCACAATAGGACTTGTAGGTGTTGATGTGAACAATGTGCCACGTTTCACAATGGGTTGGAGATACCTTGAGGACGGTGTTCAAATATTACCATTTGTGGCAGGACTATTCGCCATTCCAGAACTTTGGAACGGATGGTTCAACAGAAAGAAGACGACAACTGTTAAAGCAGAACATGGCAGTTGGCAAGACATAACGCAAGGAGTCAAGGATACTGTCAGATGTTGGAAGGACAGCATCAGGGGAGGAGCCATAGGTTCTTTCATAGGATTGCTCCCGGGACTGGGCGGAGCAATGGCTGACTGGTTGGCCTATGGTGCCACAGTTGCCGCCAACCCCAAAGAGAAGTTTGGAGAAGGTAATGTAAAAGGTATTGTTGGAGCGGAAGGAGCCAACAACGCACAGAAGGCCTCTTCATTTATCCCAACAGTTCTGTTTGGTATACCAGGCGCACCATTCGCCGCTATACTGATGGGATTATTTTTATACCTAGGCATCGACCTAGGATCTCCTGACACCTTTTATGACGACAAATTATTTGACAGCATGACCTACGCATTCTTGTTAGGAACATTTATTACCGCTGTCGTTTGTTATGGACTGGCTTATTTCGCAGGATGGGTGACACGTATTCCATATGTGTATTACTTTCCTTTCATACTTGCTGTGATTGTTTGGGCAACTTTACAATACACAGGCGGATGGGAAGACCTTGCGGTACTTGTAGCGTTCTCCATATTGGGATTGCTATGTAAAAAATTCCAAGTCAGCAGGCCAGCACTGCTGATAGGGTACCTGTTGAGTGACAGGATTTACAACCTCACTTATCAACTAACAACGCTTCATTCGGTAAATGATTTGATTACGAGACCACTCTTTATTTTTATCATGATCTGTGTTATACTTTTACTGTATTGGGGCATAACAAAAAGGAGTCGAATAGACTATGCTTAAGAAAACAATAATAGCATTATTGCTAATGACAACAACGGCGTTGGCCGATTACAACTTGATCGTGCCACAGAAACCATCTGGTGGAACTTCTGTGTGGGCACAGATAGTTGTGGCGGAATGGGAGAAACATCTAGGTGAAAAAATTAACTTGATCTACAAGCCAGGTGCGAGAGACCAACTGGGACCAAACGAGTTCCAAAACAAACTGAGGTTCGACGACAAAACCATACTTGTATCACATGGTGGTAACGGTATATCATATCTTGTTGAGCCTGTTGATTACAATTATCTGGATTGGGAGTCAATTGGACAAATGAATCTAAACATCATTGTGGGTGCAAGGAACAAGGCAGACACAAAGAACGGTCCCATAAAGTTTCCCTCAGGCTCTGGTATGACACCGGAAGTGATGGCCATTGTCATGTTACTTGCAGGACCAGACAATGATCCTGTGAAAACATTTGAAGACAAAGTTGTATGGGTAAAGGGAATGAAAGGGTCCGAAAGAAGACTTGCTTTCATTAGAGGCGACTTGAATGCAACAAGGGAGAACCCTGCCGCATACAAGAAACACGTTTTACCTGTTATTGCAAAAGGTGATGCTTACACATGGTTCCATCATGGACTACTTGATGTCAGCACAGGCGAACACGGTGAGGATCCTAACTTCACTGAACCAACATTTGAGGCTTTGTACAAAGCAACATATGGAGTGGCACCAAGTGGCGACTTCTATAATGCATACAAACTTGTCAAGAGTTGGAGAGATGCACTTCAGAAAGCATTCTGGGTAAACAAAGGCAATCCAAACAGAGACAAACTGGTTGCCGCCTTGAACAAAATGATAAACGATCCAGAATCAGTTGCCGCTATCGAAAAGAAAGTGGGCAAGTATGAGTGGAGGACAGGAGCAGAAGGTGATGATGCAGTGAGAACACTGAAGTCGTTTATCACACCAGAAGCACTTAAAACTTTATCAGACTTCAAAAGCCAACAGTTAGGCTATAACACAGTCTACAAAAAGGAACTTACTGAATAATGTATATCCTTCTCACTGGTGCACCGGGTTCAAAATGGAGTAGTGTGGCAGAAAGCCTAAGTCGTTCGCCAGACATAGACAAATCTGATAGCACCATTGAGAGGGCATACAACAACGGAGAGGTCAAGCACAAGGGATCATATTTTGATCCTGGAATGGAATTTGAAAACGATCGGGAGAACTGGGACAAACCGTTCTCAGGCACAGGACATAGAATAATCAAATCACACACCTTCTCTCACAAACTAGAGGATTTAAAAAATTTATCATATCCCATAATCATGGTCGTCAGAAGCAATTTAGAATGTTTTGACTGGTGGGTTCAGGCCGGCGGCTTTGACATAATGTATCCTAACTATTCTTACTATGGAAATTTAGAAAAGATGAAGACACACATACAGAATCAAAACATAGATATCAACAGATTTATCCTAAACAACTTGAAAAGAATCACTTGTCCGATTGACAATTTTGATCTTTGCAACACGTTAGAAATAAATCCACCAAGCAGGAGAGATATCATACATAACTACGCAGACAGAGATACCAAAGTATACGTATACAAATGAACAAAAAAATATTCGCACAACTACTCTCATACTCTCAAAACAATCTAAAAAAAATTACTCAGCCATATATAATGGAAACTTTTGGTGTCGCAGTGAAGCGTTGCGAAACACTTGAGGAATATAGTGATGTTATCGATGATGCTTGTCTGTCTAGATACTTTTCAAAATATTGGCACAATGACATGAAGAAATGGAAGTACTCAGGACTTGCACTGATAGACGAAGTCAACAACATGAAACCACGTGCAGTGCTAGACGTAGGATGTGGCTACAACGAATTCAAAGGAAAAATTAAAAATATAATTGGAATAGATTCATATAACGATGCGGCCGACATAAAAATCAATGTGATGGATTACAGGACCAATCAAAAGTTTGACGTGATATTGTGTTTGGGTTCTGTAAACTTTGGTAATCAGGACAAGATTACGGCTGAGGTAGGCAGGTGTGTCAATCTGTTGGCAAAAGGCGGTACAATGTTCTTTAGGGTAAATCCAGGGTTACAACACGATAAACCAGAAGCGAAATGGATTGAATTTTTTGGTTGGAATGTGCCATTCATAATAAAACTGGCCGAAATGTATGATCTGGATATTTTAGATATCAGGGACGACACCAACCAAAGAAAATACTTTGTGCTTAGAAAGAAGTTGACTGATTTGGAAAAATAAAGTAAAATATACATATGAAAGTGAAAAAAACAGCAAAAACAACTATTAAGAAAAACAACAAAAAAGGTTCAAAGAAAAGCGAAGAGCCAATGGTAAAAGTTCTCAACTTGAATGTGAACCCAGAAAATCCTAGGAACGGATTTTTTGAATTGGACTGGAATGACGAATTTGTAAACATGTTGCAACAATCTGGATATCAAGGTCAAAGCGAAGAAGAGATTGTTGACAGATGGTTCCAAACACTTTGTAGAACTATCGGAAACGAGCAAGGCATAGACGTCACTGGATCTGGATATGTACAGATCAACAGAAGAGATGACGGTAAGACAGAGGTGTCATAATGGCACACATACTAGTAGACACAGCAAACACATTCTTTAGAGCACGACACGTGATCCGAGGCGACACCTCCGAGAAAGTGGGAATGGCCATACATATCATGATGAGTTCAATCAAGAAGGCGTGGCAGGATTTCAATGGCACTCATGTTGTTTTCTGTCTTGAAGGTAGAAGTTGGCGTAAGGATCACTATGCACCTTATAAAAAAAATAGGAAAGACACCATAGATGCAATGTCTGACAAAGAAAAAGAAGAAAATGAAGTGTTCTGGGAGTGCTATGATGACTTCTGTGATTTCATTAAGACAAAGACCAATGCAACTGTGCTTAGGAATGCTAGGACAGAAGCAGATGATCTTATAGCAAGATGGATAGACAAGCACCCGGATGAGAAACACGTGATCATAAGCACAGACAAAGATCTAAATCAACTTGTTGCTCAAAATGTGAAACAATATAACGGCGTCTCAGAAGTCACACTTACACACGAGGGTTGGTTTGATGCAAAAGGCAACCCTGTAATAGACAAGAAATTAAAAGCACCAAAACCTGCTCCAGACACAGAATGGATGATATTCGAAAAGGCAATGAGAGGCGATCCAAGTGACAACATATTCTCAGCATACCCAGGAGTGCGTACTAAAGGCACGAAGAACAAGATAGGATTGCAAGAAGCATTTGCGGATAGACAGGAAAAAGGATACACTTGGAACAATCTTATGTTGAGTAAGTGGGTGGATCACGAAGGCAACGAACACAGAGTGTTGGAAGATTATGAGAGAAATAGACTTTTAGTAGACTTACACGCACAACCAGAGGCCATCATAGAAGAACTTGATCAAACGATTGCACAGGCAAAGTCTGAGAATAAAAGCATAGACCAAGTTGGAATCAGATTCATGAGGTTCTGTGCCAAGTATGACCTAAATAGGATTAGTGAGCAGGCGCAACTGTATGTTGAGCCTTTTAATGCGAGGTTGGTATCATGACAGTACGTGCAAAGACCCTAGTCAAAGGCAAGTTTTGGATAGTCGAGCAAAACGGCCAAAAATTAGGCACCCTTTCGAAACAAGCGGACAATGGTTGGATTTTCCTCAGCAAACAGGACAAGAGGCAAGTGTTCCACACGCAGGAGAGCCTGTTCACACGCTTCGGCTTTGGCATATTCGATCAATCAAAAGTACAGACAACCGAAAGAGATGTGGAAGCGGACAACTTTGACGTACATGGTTTCCCTTGTAGTCAGCATCCTTACAACCCTATGTTTGATGTGCAGAAGCAGTTGCCGGTTTACACCAAGACACCAAAAAGCAAGAGTCAATTCTGTGCAGGTTATTACATAATCTGTTTCGAAAAAGGTTGGAGAAAAGCATACTGTCCAAAGATGATAACACTTTCAAGGTACGAATACAAAGGACCAATCAAGACCAAACTAGAAATGCAACAGGTATTGAATAATGCAGTCAAGGAATTCCAAGATACAAACTAGACCCATAGAGGATCTCATAGGCAGGATCAGGACCCTGCGACAGAAGGGCGAGAGACAGATCGTGATCCCTGCGAAAGAGGCAGACCAACTGGCTGACAGTCTCACACAGGTGATGACCAGAATGGTCACAATCCAGGAGGATATCATTGAAGCATTAAAGACTGCCAAAGACGCACAAACCATTAACATCGAAATGGACGGTGGTAATTTCAGTGCTAAAGAATAATTTCAAATTAATTTTAAGCAATTCAGATAATAAAGAGCTCGATCTTGATTATGAACTGAATGATTCATTACTTGCTGAGAAATGGGCAAAAAAAATCAAGCATCTGAAGAGAGTTCCTGTTGATCCGGTTGAATCAAATATAATCGATGTCTCTGACATACAAAATATTTACAGGGAATTTTGTGAATTTGCAAATTTAGAACCTATGGATATTGAGCCATTGGATCAAAGCAAACTGAATAAATTGCACAAAATTTTCGAGGAACAGCACGACACACTATCTAGAATCAAAAACAATGAAATACTATACAAATTCCACCACTCCATTCACTACAACGAAAATGTTTCAAAAGAAGAATCCCAAATAATTGTTGGTTGGGGCATAAATGAAGGACTATTAACCGAACAGTTTGATTGCTACTCGTACTATGCGGATAGGATAGAAAGAAATAACATATACCTTCGTTGGACAGAACTGGGCAAGAAGCCGTTTGCATACTTCACAGACAAAGAACCAAACAATCAAAAACGTGTCAATGAATTATGTAAACCACATGTTACGTTAAGAGCTAAATTTTTTATAAGTTTTAAAGACATAATTCCTAGCGAGTTTACACCTGACTTTTCAAAATGGTTTGATCAATACAAACAAGCATGGTTCAAAGCATATAACATACAAGAATACACCCCAATACATGAACACAGTGCACCTATGTTGGCACACACAAACAACAAACAGGATCTAACAGGTTTTAAATTTGTTAGGATAGAATTATGATCGTTATAAAAGACGGACCAGAATTCAGTAAAATATATGCCGACAAGGCGTTTGATAAATGGGGAGCGCCTACAGAAGAAGACATCAGGATAGTGGAGGAATGGACCGATTTTGACATTCCCAGTGATGCTGAAAAAATTGATGCCAATTTATCTTATGATGCTAATTTCGATGATTACTACAACATGATAGAAAACACACTGTGGATTTTTAACAACGAGATGATTAAGTTAAAAACAGATGTACATATGACCGGTGGTGGTGTTCATTGGATGTTTCAAAAAGGTAATGTAAATATCTTCGATATCAGTAAAGTTCAAGTGGCATTTATAAAGTCATTACTACAAGATTGGAATGGAGAAAATTATGGGGAATTTGTTTACAACTTCATTACGGAGAACAAAATAACACATTTCCACGTTAATCTCAACGAGACCCAAAACTCAAACAAGGACCTAATTGCCAACAAGAACGAGTTCATTGAAAAAATAAATGCAAATTTTGAGATGCTCAAAAACAAGTATGATCCAGATTGGAAATGGCATTCAGAAAAAAATGTCAAAGTACACAATGGAGATCTAATTGGACAACTGCCCAATGTGTATTTGGGCAAAGCATTAGTTTCAAACATATTTGATTTTAAATATTACTTTGCCAAGTGCTACATTTCAAATGCATACACAATGTTATCTCCAAGCACAAGATCATTCATACAACAAAACGCACATCAGAATATAAAAACAGACAACCCTGCTTGTAGAAAAATTGAATTGAATGTTCCTGTACATGAAATATACAACGAAATACAAGACATCAAAAAATACTTACGAATGCATCGGTCAGATTCGGGCATTGGTTGGAGAGCATTCTGCATACATGGACAGTCATACAAAAGAACAAAAGAGGACAGTTACTATCCTGACTTTTTAGGGCATGATTGGACTCCTGAAGCATTGGAGAACATGCCGGTAACAATAAAATGGCTGAAGTCCTTGGGTTACAAAAGTTTTAAACGTGTCAGAGTGATGTGTCTACTGCCAAAGAGTTTCATAAACTTACACAGGGATCAAAATCACAGCAAGTTAGGTGCGGTTAATATTGCTATAAACAATCCCAAGGACTGCAAATTCTATCTACAGAATCATGGTGTGCTGGATTTCAAACCTGGCACTTCATATGAGTTGGATTTGGTTAATTATCACGCAGTTGTTAATAACAGCAACATTCCGCGATTCCATATTATCATACACGGTTATAAGTAAACCTTTATTTTTTTGGTAAATACACATAGTAAAGAGTGAATCTATGAGCAGACCAAAACCCACAGTGCTGTTGCAACACAGCAATAAGTCTACCTTCAAAATGGACGAGGTCCTAGCGGCCGAGGGCATCTGGGCGGTGTTTTACGATGGCAAACCCATCAACCTCAAGTCATCTAGTTTGGTCGCCAATTATCCAGGACCAAAATACAAGAAAGTCTCATTTTCTAATCCCGGACACGCGGAAAATTTAGCCAAGAAACTGAACGCACAACACAACACAGACAAGTTTGGCGTGTACATTTTAAAAACCGGCGAAAAATTCTCAAGATAATTAACTTACAATGGATCGTAAAACAGCCTACACCCGAACCTTCATGGAACTATTAGAACAACCAATACATGATGAGACAATTAAAAACAATTACTACGCATGGTGGCAGAATGTACGAGAAAGTTACCAGGCGAGATCATTGAGACTTACCAAACAAGGTTTAGAAATGTTGGAGAAATTGGATCTAAAGACCTACGACATCAAATTTCCGGCAAAAGTGATATTCACTCCACAGACGTATCTATGGCTAGACGAATTCGTTGACTGCCCTTATTACGTTGACAAGAAAAAAATCATTGTGACCATGGAAAAAATGGCATTACAACTGATGCTTTTTGCAGGAGATATCACAAAATATGGACTTGCAAGGGCAATGAGCAAGATGGACGAACAAAAAAGTCAGTAAAACCGCGGTTTTTTTAGCCAAATTTACCAGGTTGACGTATAACACAATCCTGCTATAATGATATTATAAACATTTAAACAGGAGTGTACTAAATGGCAAGAGCTAAAAACAAAGAGGCGGCAGTAGGTTCGCAAAACAGAACAGTTTCACCCAACGAGGCGAAATCAGCATTAACACATTGTATCAAATTACAAAGACCCATAATGATGTGGGGTGCACCAGGTATCGGTAAGTCAGATATCGTAAAACAGATTGCAGAGGCAGAAGGCAGAGAAGTGATCGATATTAGACTTCCTTTATGGGAGCCAACAGACATCAAGGGTATTCCCTATTACAATTCAAAAGAAAACAACATGGTTTGGGCAAGTCCGGCAGAACTGCCAACAGATCCTAAATCCAAGGCGATTGTTTTCTTGGACGAGTTGAACTCGGCGGCTCCGGCTGTACAGGCGGCGGCTTATCAGTTAATCCTAAACAGAAGAGTAGGTCAGTATCACCTACCAGAAGGCGTGTCGATCGTGGCGGCGGGTAACAGAGACAGTGACAAAGGTGTCACTTACAGAATGCCGGCTCCGTTGGCAAACAGATTCGTACACGTAGAACTTAGAGTGGACTTCGAGGACTGGTTGCAATGGGCAACTAATGAACACATACACGCAGATGTCGTAGGTTACTGCACATTCGCAAAACAAGATTTATACGATTTTGATCCTAGAGGTAGTTCTAGATCATTCGCAACTCCAAGATCATGGAGTTTCGTAAGCCAACTTCTATCAGACGACCTGCCAGAAAGTACGCTCACTGACCTCGTAGCAGGTTGCGTAGGAGAAGGACTGGCCGTTAAGTTTATGAATCATCGTAAGATTAGCGGTCAGTTGCCTAACCCATCTGATATATTGAGCGGTAAGGTCCGAGACCTTAAAACAAAGGAGATATCAGCGATGTACTCCCTAACAGTTTCTTTGTGCTATGAACTACAACAGGCACACGAGAAGAAAGACAAGACTTGGAATGAACAAGCGGACAGGTTCTTCAACTACATGATGGACAACTTTGAGACGGAGTTGGTGGTTATGGGTGCGAAGATCGCCTTAACAAACTACAAACTTCCGTTCGATCCTAGCAAGTTGAAATCATTTGATAGGTTCCATAAGAAGTTTGGCAAGTACGTCATAACTGCTATGGAGTCTAAATAATGGTTGATTATCACGATCAGAAAATAATAGACAAACTGGTTACCGCAAGGATCGCCTTACTACTGAAGCATCCGTTCTTTGGCAACCTCGCAACCAGATTGAAACTTGTGAACGCAGACGACTGGTGTCCAACTGCTGGCACGGATGGCAGACACTTCTTCTACAACACTAAATTCATAGATTCACTCACACCAAAAGAAGCAGAGTTCTTGTTTGGTCATGAAGTACTTCACAATGTGTTCGAACACATGCTGGTGAGGATCGGAGACAGGGATCCGCAACTTTGGAACATCGCGGCGGACTATGCCGTGAACCAGATATTGAAAGATTCAAACATCGGTGAGATGCCCAAGGGCAAGAAAGGCGAGAACAAAGGTTTCCAGGACGACAAGTACAAGGATTGGGCATCAGAAAGAATATATGATGACCTTTACAAGCAGGCCAAGAAGAACGGCAAGAAGATGTTGGAGAAACTTGGCGAGTTGATGGACGATCACCAGGAATGGGGTAAAGGTGATGGTGCGGGAGAAAAAGACGAGAAAGGTGGCAAGAAGGGTGGCAAAGGCAAGCCTGTGTACACCAAAGAAGAACTGAAGAAGATCAGAGACGAAGTGAAAGAAGCAATGGTGAGTGCGGCACAGAGCACAGGTGCAAGTAATCTACCTGGTGCCTTACAGAGACTGGTAAAAGATCTCACAGAGCCTAAGATGGACTGGAGAGAAATACTCCAGCAACAGATAATGAGCACGATAAAAAGTGATTACACATGGATGAGACCCAGCAGAAAATCATGGCACACATCTGCCATACTACCAGGACAGAACAATGATGAGATGATTGACATCTGTTTGGCTCTCGATGCATCTGGATCAATCAGCAACGAACAGTGTAAAGAATTCTTAACAGAAGTTAAAAACATAATGGACCAATACAAAGATTACAGAATACATCTTTGGAGTTTCGACACAGAGGTGTTCAACCCTGTTGTGTTCACGCCCGACAACGCAGACGAGTTGTTGGACTACAAACTAGGTTCAGGAGGTGGTACAGAGTTTGAGTGCAACTGGAAATACATGAAGGCCAACGGCATAGAGCCCAAGAAGTTCGTGATGTTTACAGATGGTTGGCCTTTTGATAGTTGGGGTGACGAACACTACTGTGACACAATATTCTTGATCAACAATCCATACGAGAGAGACATAGAGGCTCCTTTCGGAATGACGGTGCAGTACAATGATTAGGTTACTATGGGAGACTTTCAAAGATTGGTTCTTCAATGAGGTATCAATATCCATAATGAGTTTTGGATTACTATTGATAGCACTATGGAGTTACCTGTCATGATTAGTGCAGTCATAAAAGCGTCATTGGTTATGGCCTTGATTTTAATAATTTTGAACTGGATGTTGTAATGATGTTATTTCCAAACACAAATCCATACACGGGCAAACTTGAGAAGGTAAAGAACCTACGCAACTGGATGATAGATGCCGCTACGATACTGTTTGACGACAGCAAGAATGATCTACGGGCATTGCCAAAGACTGTGAGACTTCAGATACTTGTTACATTAAGTTTCCTATGGAGTACAGCATTCACTATCTATTTTTGGGGCATAAGAACTGACATATGGTTGAGTTGGTTCATAGGACACATAGCAATAATATTTGTGGCCTACTACACATTCAAACAGTTCCACGGTAAAGCACACACAATGAAAGCAGACAAGACAGAGCCTCCAATGTACGATGATGTGTGGGGAGCCTAATGAAAGTAAATCCAAACAACTTCTTCAAGAGAGAACTTGACATATTACCACCACACTTCGTTAACACAGTGGTAAAGGCACACGAAGCCGATGTGGAGAAGATGAGAAAGTGGATCTACGAGAACTGCTCAGGCAGATATTCAATTACCAAAGATGTGAAATATGACGGTGGAGAATCTAGGTCTTGCACTGTGATAGGATTTGAAAATCCCGGGGATCTTACTCTGTTTGCATTGAGTGGTGTTGCTCAGATAAATCAAACCTAACCGTTGCAATCCATAATTAATTTTAGTATAATATACGTATATTATATATTAATTGCAATTAATAAAGGAAATAACAAATGGCAACAAAAAAGAAAAATCTAAAGAAGCCAACCAAAGCAACTGCACAACCTACCGCGGCGGCGCAACCGCAACAGGCACCTGCAGGACAACAGGCTCCGCAACCGGATCCGACTGCTTTATCGATAGGCGACTTGAAAAACCTTTCTACCATTATTGATGTGGCATCCACTAGAGGTGCATTCAAGGCAAATGAAATGGCAGGTGTAGGAGTGTTATATAACAAACTTCAGGCGTTCTTGGCCAAAGTGGCACCAGAACCAAAACCAGAAGAGAAAAAAGCGGAAGCACCAGCGACTGCGGAAGGAAAATAAAATGGACACACTAATGAACGTTAACGAGCAGGCAATGCCGATGGGTGACAACACTGGGCAAACCGGCGATGGTCAAACTGGTCCAAAAAGACACTTCAAGCATATTGGAGAACTTGTGGATGGTGGAGCGAAGGTCGTTATCATGTATAGAACAGTACCAGGGGAGCCAAACAACTGTTTGGTGATAGGTACAAAATTCTTACCAGACATCTACCATAACGCATTGATGAAGGCCGTGGAGTCAGATGGTGGACAGGAGGCAGACGAGTTTGCCACTTTCGCCAGCAGACAAACATTCCCAGATGGCACAAACATGTTGGCAATGTTACACAATGACAACTACATCAAGAAGTTCAAAACCAAAGATATCATGGTCACGTACGGAAATACAACCGATGGCCGAATATTATTAAACAAGTTGAACGAAATGATCTCAAAAGAAAAAGGCGTGTCAGTGAAAGATCTTGCACAGGATTCTGACGCACCTGCTGAAGCACCAGCAAAGAAGACTACTAAAAAAGCGGATGCCAAAAAGACAGCCGCAAAAGAATAAGACATGGGTACAACTGACAAAAGATTTTGTCAAGGAATGGCCGGAAGTTTTAGACGGATTACAGTTTACAAACATGCCGGTCAAGTACCTGATGTACATTAACATCCTCTTAAAGAACAATATCACAATACACTACGACATAGCCAAAGACCTAAAGACGAAGAAGCAGGAAACAATCGCAAAGTTTCTTAAAAAAACAATAGAAGACAATTACATGAAAATAAAGAGCGTGGACATGAAGTTCGACATACCTAAACTGAAACGTGATATGGAGTCCAAAACATCATTGATAATGGCTAAAACTTTTAAGAAATAGTTTTAAATCTTTCTTTTAACCAATCTAATTCATACGACAACATCAAAGCATCATGATCATCCTTGTGTTTTTCGTAGTATGTGACTGCGTCTGTGGCACCTTTCTGTACAAAGTCTGCGTAATTACCTTTTCCCAACAGACACCATTTCCGTAGCCTGTACTGTGATTCCACCGTCGGTTTCATTTTGCACAACTTCAACACTTCTCTAAAAGCCACACGCCAACTTATTTCTGGTGTTTGATTGAAATGGCTAGTACCACTCAGAATCGGAACAACTGTGTGTGGTTGTGACAATGTGAAATCCAATCCAGGATTAAGTGTCGCCAAACACAGTTGTTTGTTGTAAAGAAGCACTGCCCTGTGTCCATACTCCAATCCAGTGACCGGATTTTTAGCATGGAATATATAGTGACACGGATTCTTTAGCCTGTCCGGTTGGAAACTGAAATCAAAACTGTCTTCTAATTCTATTGTTGGGAACACAGCGAAAAAGTAATCTGTTTCACTCAATTGTGCCGCGGCATGGTACGCCTTAGTCCTTCCTTTGATACCTTGTATGCGTTTGGCCCTTGGGTATTTGTCTTTAAGAACTTCCCAATATTTTTCTGCACTTGGTTCATCATAGGACAAAAACACAATGTCCATTGGTTTCACATCATACTCAAGGTCATAATGCACGTGTCTATCTATTTCATAAAACTGTTCTAGGTCTTTGCCACCTGGTAACAACATAATATCTTTGGTTTCTCCCCAGGTATACATTTTTAAGTCTTCCCAAAAACTAGGATAGAAATCGGGCGTGGCTGTTTGGCAATCCTTGTTGATCAACCATGTGTAAAACTTATCAGATCCTTTGTAAGCACCCAACGGGTCTCCCAGATCGAATTCGAGTTTGCCAATGGGCCTTTGCCACAAAGTTGGTTCATAATGGTAATTTATATAATTAAAATCACGTAGGAAATTTATTTCTTTCAACTGCTTTTTGAATTCATTTGTTGGCACCAACATCACATTTCCTTCTTGATTCAAGCCGGCTGTGTGCCATACGTGCAATTGGTTCTCTTCGTATAATTCAGGAATGTAATCAAGATCCATTTTGGACAAGTCAACAAAATTTGAGAAGAACCAGAAATGGTCTGTCTTGACATCGTTTATGACACTTTTAAGTATTTCAAAATAACTTCCTATGAAAGGCACCACCCGAGTGTTCGCAAATGGGGATTCGATGTTCTCAACATCTTTGAACCTAACTTGGATGCTATCAAACATATATAAACTCCTTTATTTTTTCACATACATAGTCAACTTCTCTTGTTGTCAGATGTGGATAAATTGGAAGGCTGATTGCCTTTGCACAAAGTTTTTCTGCATTTGGATACATGCCTACATTTTTTGTGTCCAATATTTTTGGGTAATGTACTTTTGTTTCTATACCTTTTGTTTCCAAGAAATTTTTTAATTCATCTCTCCTGTCAGTTAGAATAACCAATTTGTGATTGCTGGATTCGGTGTTTGGTCCTGCACACACTATTTGTACTTCTGTAAGATTTTTATGATATCTCTTACACAACTTTGCTCTAGAACTTTGTAACCTATCAAATTTTTGTAATAGCAATAATAGTTGACAAGCATGATCTTCGGATATAAGACTGTTGTAACCATAGGTGTGTTTGCCACTAACACCATGTCTTCGTAAGGACAAAACATTATCGCGTATTTCCTTGCTGTCGGTAAGCACCATACCACCACCACCAAAACTAGGCATGTTCTTCATAGGATCAAAACTAAACACGCTGACATCTCCCAATGCACCTGATGGTATCTTTCCGTACATGGCGCCCTGTGACTGTGCGGCGTCTTCTATGAGAGGTATCCGGTGTGTATCACAATATTTCCTCAGCCTTTGATAGTTTGCAGGGTTTCCGAACATGTTTACATACAACACCGCGTCTGGTAATCCTTGACCTTGCCAATCACCAATGTTGCCATTTTCGTCTGTATCAACGAAATGAATATCTGCACCCAAGCGTTTTATTGCTCCTGACGTGGCAATGTAACTGAATGCTGGACAGATTATTGTGTTGTCTTTGTTCAATCCCACGGCTCTCATGGCAAAGTATAAACCATCAGTAGCACTGCCTACTCCAACTGCATACTTTCTTTTGTATTTTTTTGCAATCTTTTGCTCTAACTCTTTAAGGAATTTTCCTTGTAGCACATCACCAGATTCCCATACCGCTTTGGCTCTTCTTGCAAGACGCCAACTGTAATCGTCATACAGCCTGTCAACACCATTAAATTTTATTTTGTAACCATTCATAATAATTTTCAAGTCCTTGTCTAAACGACACCTGTGGAACGTACTCTAATAGATCTTTTGCACGTGATATGTCCAGTGTTCCCCTCATAGGGTAAAGGCTTTGCATTCCAATGTCGTTGATGTCTGATTCACTACCGGTTATATCAATAATTGTTTCCGCTAGTGTTCTCAGGCTTGATGCATTGCCGGCTGTAATATTAAAACTGGTGTTTGCCACATCAGAATTTGCCGCTCTAATTATTCCATCGGCCGCATCATCTCTGTAAGTGAAATCAACTTTGTTCTCACCATTGTGTAAAGTGATTGTTTCATTGTTCATGGCCTTTGCAAAAAACTTAGAAACTACTCTGTCTGGAAGATCTCCAGGACCATAAACACCACTTGGACGCACGATTATGTAATTCAACCCATCACGTTTTGCAAATAATTTTGTAAGTCTCTCTCCAGTAAGTTTTGCTTCTCCGTATATGTTTGTAGGTTTAGTATTTGACTCTTCCCTTGTTCCGTCGACAAAATCTCCATACACCATGCTACTGCTGACGTACACAAATTTTTTTGTGTTGAATTGTGTTGCGTGCCACAACAGATTAGTTGTTGTGCCAATCACTTTTGGTATTCCATTGATTGGATCTTGATCAACTATTTTTGCTCTAGGATATGTTGCTAGATGTATGACAATGTCAGGATTATATTTGAAGGCCTTCAGACACACCATCCTATCTAATATGTCTCCGTCGATGATATGCACTTTGTCTTTTTTCCAATTACGTGTTCTCCATTCTATAAGTGCGTCAAGATTTTCTTTGGTTATAATATCGTAAGTGTCTTTGTTATCAATACACTGAATGCTGTGTCCTTCGTTTGAAAGTTTCTCTATTATCTTGCTTCCTATAAATCCCAGTCCGCCCGTGATCAAATATTTCATCAAAACTCCTTCTTTATTCCTAGTTGTGGATTCTCCACACAACTGTCTTTGATTTCCTTCATTGTTTCCTTGTTTAGATCCACGTCACAACTCGCACTGGGTTTTATTCCGCAACCTGCTAACAACACGAACATTATCAAATATTTCATCCCAATACCTTTACACCGTATTTGTTGGTAAATGCTTTACCATCTTGTCTATCATTTACAATTGGTTGTCCTTTTATGTTCAAACTGGTGTTGAGAAGTATGGGGCAACCCGTCTGTCGTTTCCATTCCGTGAGCAGTGCGTGGAACCCTGGATTATCCGTTTTTCGCACCGTTTGTACCCTAGAAGTGTGATCGTGGTGTATTATAGCAGGAAACTCTTTACCATGCGTACACGCCGCTGTAAATTGCATATAAGGGGTGTTTTTGACTGCTTTAGGTAGCTCAAAATAGTCGTTTACATCCTCTTCCAATATGGCAGGAGCGAACGGTCTAAACTTCTGTCTTTTCTTTATACTGTTTACCAGATCCTTGATGTCCTCACCCCGCGGGTCAGCCAACAGTGATCTATTACCAAGTGCCCTAGGACCAAACTCCGCCCTACCACTTGCAACTCCCACCATTTTGTTTTCCTTTAATTCTTTTATCAGCGCATCAACCGGATACTCACCTTCTATGTTGTGTCCCAGGAATGGGTGTTGCCAATCAAGATGTCTTTTCTCATGAGCGGCAATACAGCCTAGGCTGGATCCTGCGTCTCCGGGATTTGGAATTATCCATATGTTGTCAAACATTCCCATGTTTGCCAGCACCCTGTTAGCGGCACAATTAAGTGCCACACCACCTGCATACACCAAGTTCCTACTGCCATACTTGGATGCCCTGGTCCATAGGTCTGCCAGCAGTTCTTCCGTCACTGCCTGTATGCTGGCCGCTATGTCCATTACGTCTGCGTTAGGTTCCCAATCACTGAGACCCCTGTGTAGATTCTGTTTCAGTTTGAAGGGTGATTGTTCTACGAATTCATCATATATCTTCTGTTTGTACTTTGGTTGTCCGTATGCCGCCATGCCCATAAGGATGTATTCCTCTTCAGCAGGTTTTAGACCACAACGATGTGTGAATGCACTGTAGAGTATTCCAATGCTGTGTGGATACTGAATTGTTTCTTTACGTTCAATCCAAATTTTTTCAGCAGTCGATATGGACACAGTGTCCCACTCACCAATAGCATCTACTGTGAGTATTGTTGCACCTTCGTCCTTGAATGGTGAAGTGAAGTAACCGGCCGCGGCGTGTGAGTCGTGATGCTTCACGTACTCATCTATCTTTATGCCAAAGTGGTCAAGGTGCCATTGTGGCATCTCTGTGTAACTCATTGCCAGTCCATATTGTCCTGCGTAGAACTGTCTCGCCTTCTTGAGCAAAGGTTTTTCATAGTAAACGACCTTATCGAATGGACCATGTGTCATTGCCTCGTCCACTATCATCTGATTGAGGTAATGATCATTCTTGACTTTAGAATATCTCTCTGCGTGTGCGGCCCATAATATTTTTCCTATGCCTCCGCTGTAATCTACAACGGCCATGGCGGCATCATGATTCATGCAGTTTATTCCTAGTATTCTCATCTGTGAGGACCCATATTTCCGTGTTTGTCTTGTATGTCTTGCTTGATTAGATATGCCCACATGTTGGCTTCTTGATGTGTTACTCTAAAATCATAAGTCGAGGGTTTTTGAAACATCTTGTTTGTGTCCTCAAACCTTCCTTCCTTTATTGTGTCCATCCAAACTGTGTAATCTGCTTTGAACTGTTTCCTTGTTTCTTCAGTTGGGCACACAAAATCGGCCACAACATTTCTATTCCTGTCAACGGCCTCTTCAGCAAGAGTCCACATGCGTAGTGATTGTCTCTTTCTACCCTCTTCCGAGAAGTCCCAATCATCTGCTTCTTTTCTCACTACATCTGCGTTAATCCATACTGCATTGAACATCGGTGCAAGTAATTTCGCCAATGTTGTTTTGCCTGATCCTGGAAGTCCCATAATTAATATCTTCATTTTACTTTCAAGAATCCTTTTGCTTTTACAAGTGCTGTTTCCCAATCTTCAAGAGTTATATCGTATTCAAAGTTTTGTGTCTTATCATTTACTTGTAACTCCTTTGCTCCATTTTTTATATGGAAGTTCCTGGCCATATCCGTCAAGGGCGAAAGCGTGATCAACCTATTGAGGTGGTTTGACTTCTTGACCATCTTGTACACTTCGTTGACAATGGCACGTCCGCCTCCCTTTTTCTTGGCCCATACCGTGTATGCTATCGCCATCGAACCTTGCACACCTGCCCTGTGTATAGATTGCAGTGCGGCATCATAACTCATCTCTTCCATCTCTTCCACTGTCCTTGGCACGTCATTTGTGAACGCGAAACACATTATCGCGGCTATCTCACCAACATCGTCCTTCAAGCCGTAAATCTTCCTTCCGTATGATTGTCTGAATTGTAAGTCAAGTTCAGGACGCACAGGATCTTCCTTGACGTCTATGTAAGGCAATTCAACAAGTTCATACTTGGCTTCTTTGATTTTCTGCTTGGTGTATGCTTCTAAACTTTTGTAATTTTTATTTGTGTATGATTGTAACTGTGAAAATTTCTCCAAGAGTCCAGTAACGGATGGATGTTCCTTCCATCGTTCCAAAACTTCTTTCAGTTTTTCTCTATTGAGTATTTCCATTTCTTATTTGTATATGAATGGGTCTTTCTTTTTTAGTTCTTTCAATCTTTTCCTGTACTTGATCTCTTGCTTGATCTTGTTAATAAGATTTTTTATCCAAGTGAACATTATTTTCCTCCTATCAGTTTGTTAAAAGTTGGTAACATTAATTGTACGGCATCCTCGTGTGCCTTGTCAAGCGGATGTGTTGTGGCATATTCATAATGATTTAGACTGGCCCATTGGTTGAATCCCATCATACGCTCTCCAAATGAAAACCATTTGGTAAGATCTATCTCGTCATGTAGACCTGTCATGAGAGAATCTATGTTCTTCATGTGTGCTTCGTAATCATAGAACAGGCTGTTGTCAGCAAGAGTAAACATGTATGGAATGTTTTTCTTCTCCAAAATGTTCTGCAACCATATTATGCTCTTCCAACTGAGATAGGCTTCATGGTACATGTTGGCCGCGTACTTGTATATTGCTTCTGCGAAGGGACCGGTGCCATTGTGTTTGGCTATCTCCCTCCTTTCATTCCAAAGTTGCATTTGGTAGTCATCATTTTGCAATTTTTCAAATACCCTTCCTTGATCTTTTTCCGTATCCCAAGGCGACAGGCTGGCCCATCTTGCTGATTCAAGCGAACCATGGCGCTTCATTGCCCAGTCGTATCTTGAAAGGAAACTCCACATCACCACCACACAATCAACTTCATCCTTTGAAATTTCATGAAACACCCTACGTGCTATTCCACAATTTCCTAATCCTCCCCTGGCTGTGTTAATAAACGTACTGCCACTGTCTCTAATTTTATGTAAGTGACTGCTCCACGTCTTTTGTGATGGCAAGCCGGGTGTGTCATCACTGAGTTCATGCCCCCAAGTGAAACTGCAACCTCCTGCTATAAATCTTTTAGTCATATATTTGTAAAACTTTATTTAAAAGCGGAAAAACTTCTCCAAAATTTTCTTTCCTGTACTGATCTGTTTGCAGTATACGAGACTTACGTCTTTCCCTGATGTCCGGTGTGTCTCTGTCCTGAGAATTCATAAAACGCAGTGTTGGCTGAAAATCAGTCAACATGTTGTACCTACTGTTTACTATGTTCTTAACTTGCTTAGGTAATGTTTGCACATTGAAATAATCTGGATCAAAGCATGTGTTCACATAGAAAAATTTTGGCTGGTACTGAGCCACCCATAGAGATATCTTTGCAAGATTAAAGATATTAAATATTGACACAGTAGAACATATCTGGAAGTCCATGTTAGGAGTCTGCTGTTCTTTAAATTTTACTAGGTTGGCATTAACTTCTCTCCAGTTGGCAGGATGTCTTTGATACTCGAAGGGCTCTCCAACATCGTCTATACTGAAAGCAATTTCGACATGTTTGAAATAACTCCATAGGTCAAATATTTCCTGTGGTGGGAGTTGCGTGCCGTTTGTGTTGTAATGAATGTCTATGTTCTTGGCATATCCCTTCTCCACACAGTGCATCAATATCTTGAAGTGATCCTTGATCATGAATGGTTCACCACCAGTGAACTCGAAATACTCTACGTGCTTGAGATCTTCCTGCAACTCGTCAAAAAACTGTGGATTACGTTTTGGCCAACCGCCCTCACGCAGATTCTTCCTGGCAACTGGATTTTCCCCATAATCAAGTTCCTCTTGAGCCCATTTTGAAGAACTCCATGATCCACAGATTCTACACTTGAGGTTACACACGTTACCTAACTTAAAGTCTATAAATTTCAGCGTTGGCTCGCTGTTAGGTGTCCAGTCCGTTAAACTTTTCTTCATTTTGTAAATTGAATTTTGTCTCTTTGAAGTTTTTCCTGCATTTTCTTCCTGCCAGCAACTTTGGCAACCTTCAGGACGTGCTCCGTCACGGAATTGGCCTCGCAGTGTTTCCATGAAATTAGAGTGCTGTATAGATTTAAGGCTCTGTTTGTAGACTTTTACATCGGGGACATTGCCCTTGTACAAACAGCATGGAGATGCGCCGCCATTTACATCGACTTCGAGATGTGTCCAAGGCAAAGGACACACATTGGATTTTATATACTTTTCCACCATTCTAAGATTTCCGGTTCCTTTGCTAATATTTTTTTGATGTCGGTTCCACGTATACTATCCAATCTTTCACATTCATTTTTACCGTGCCTCCAACCCTTTTCGCAGGTTTCCCTGTCGTATCTTTCATCGTTAGTGGCATGGCTCTTGATGTCATGTAGGCCTTCGAGGAATGCCATGTTGAAAACACTCTTTTTTTCATCCTTGTATTTGTGTATCAACTTATCAAGTACAAGGTTTAATAACTTTCTCGGCAACCATAAAGGGCTCATAAAAATTTCTGGACTGAATGTAAAAACTTTTTTGCACAGCAACGGTACCTGTAAATCTTTTTGTAGTTCATGCATGTTTTCCAGATCAAAAAGGCCTGGCATGGTTACAGTCAGGTCTAGTTGCAGTTGTCTAGGATGTTTCATAAATTTTCTAGCATACCTCATATTTTCCAACCACTCGTCATACTTGAGTCCTGTTCTAATATATTCTCCTATCTCGCCGGTGCCGTCGATGCTGGCATTTATTTGCCAATCTTTGAATTTTGATAGCACGTCATCGAACAAATTTTTCCCAAAGAATTCTATTCTGCTCATGTTCGAATTATACCTTGCAAACACACTGTCAGCATATCCAAGTTCTATTACACGTTGCATGGCTGTCCAGTGTATTTTCCACATCAAAGGTTCACCGCCACACCAGTAAAATTCTTTAATTGTTTTGTTCTCAACTGCTTCCATAAATTCTTTGACAACGTGTTGATCATGGAATTTCTGTAATTGTTCTTTGATGTCTTTCCTACCCCATATATCTTTTGTTTCGTACCTGTCTGCTCTCCCATGCTTTCTGTTCTCTGCCTCCCAACTGCTTGAAAGCATATCACCGCACATTCTACATGAAAAATTACATAAATTAGAAAACCTGTAGTCCCAACTTGTAACTTTCATAGTGGTGGCACCTGTATCATCTGTTGATTCAAACGCTTCGTCTATTTGGCCAGCGTAGAACCTGTTAAAATGCTGTCTATAAACTTGAGAGTTAAGCAGTTTGTGGTTACAAGTGGCGCATTGTGGTATTTCTTTTCCGGCCAAGAGTTTTAATCTTATACTTTTCATGTACTCCGAATTCCAGTGTTCATCCAGAGTTTGCAAGTTTATTTTTCTGTTCTCTCCGTTTTTTTTAAGTTCAGAAGTGGTATCTATGTACTGTTTGAAATTTTTAGATTCTTCTCTCGAGGCACAACACAACCTTCTCTCCATCTGTGGTGATATGTAGGTGTGCGTCCACGGCGCCATACAAAATGTCTTGTTACCTTCACTTGGTTTTATCCTTTTATTTGAAGTGACAACTATTCCCTGCCTTGGCCAACGTTCTTCTGCAGTCGGAAATCTATTTTTCATATTTTTCAAATAGTTCCTTCCATTCGGGAAACACATCTAGTGTGTTTTCGTTTCGTATAGAATCATACTTTCTTGTCTGCGAAAAAAAATTATCTAGATGTTTTTGATTGTCTGTGGCCATCATCCATTCTATTGCAGACTGATATCCTTTGGTTGCCCTGGTAAGATGATCCTGACCTTGCAACCATTTCATGTGCGATTCATATTTCTCCTTCACCGCTTGTTTGTACTCCGCTGGTAGCAAATCCATTCTCTGCCACGTGGGGTGTTGTAAAAGATTGAAATTGAAATCCTGTGGTTTTATTAGTCCCTGATCTACCCAACTCTTATGGAAATCTGTTACGTGTAGGCTGTTTATTAATCCGACTGTCGAACTGATATAAAAATCCACCTGTGGACATATTTCCATCATTCTTTTCCTGTTGTCAACTATTTCTTTCCACACCGTGCCTTTACGCATCAGTTCTGCACGTGGTCCTTCCGCATCTAGACTGGCTCCTATGCTTACCGAATCAAACTTGTTCCATAACTCGAACACATCTATATCTTTGAATTTGGTCCTGCTGAAATTTGTGTTGTATATCAACCTAACGTGATACATTTTTCTTTTGTCTAACTCCTTAAGTATGCGATAGTGCTCTTCCATCATTATTGGTTCACCACCCGCAAAGTAAAACTGCTCTGTGTGTTCAAACTGTTCCAACATCTGCTCCCAAAGATCGTCGGTGTGTCTTCCTACCCTCATTATTTTTGCGTGGGGAGGTGGACTGCCTGTAAGTTTTTTATGGTCCTCGTACCAATTGGAACTGAACCATGTTCCACAACTCCTGCAGGCCATGTTACATATGTTTGAGAAACGTATGTCCCAATACTTCATTACGAAATCCGCTGTGCCGTCAGGCTGTGTGTTGTTTACTAAAGGAATATTGTGACCAAAGTGTTTGTTTGAACTCAATCGCAAACTGAAAAATCCAGACTTTTCTTGGTCATAACATTTGAGGCATTCACGCGATTTCTTATTGTTCAACATTCTTACACGCATTTCTTTCATTTTTTCTCCATTGAAGACTTCCGAAAGACTCTGTTCGTTAAGATTTCCTACAGGATAAGGATCGAAAGCAAAACAGCATGGATAGGCTCTTCCGTCCGGGTATGCATGAATGTGCATCCATGGCAACATACAGAATGTGTCACTTTCTAAAAGTAACTCCTTTTCTTTTGCAGTCATGTCGTCTATTTTAAGTTTTACGGGCTCCTTTGCCCCATACTCATATGCCACGGTACCATTCTCCTATAATTGGGAAAGTTTTTTCAAAATCTTTTCCTGTTCTATTATCATATTGGCTGTAGAAAGTTTTAAAATCTTTCTGTAATTTTTCCTGTGCGGCCGCACCTGCGTGGGGTGTTTTCACAACATCCAAATAATCGATAAGTCTTTGCGTTTGATTCACTTCCATGCCCTCTAACCATTTCTCATTAGTAGTTAAGAACTTTTGGAGGTCTCCTTTAAATTTATTCCTTAGGTCGTCTGGTAGTACAAGAGGCGATTGAAAACTAGGAAATCTCAAAATGTTCAAAGTGAAATTCATTGTTGGTCCATAGACTTTACCTGCACCTTTGAACCATACAAGTTTCTCTAAAAACTCCGGAAGTGATTCCAAACACAATGCGTTTATTGTGGCCATGTTGTGTATTTCAGACGGCACCTTGTCTACCATCATGTGTAGAACTTGACTATGCCAATCACCATAATCTAATCCGTCTCTTATGTATTCGGCCTGACCAAATATTGCTTCACAACTAGTGTACAAGTGAAAATTTTTAAAATTTTTTAATTTTGTTTTAAATCTATCGATGATGCTTTGCTTTGCTCCCAGATTGGAGTTTATTGCAATACGCATTTTTGGATTCATCCTGTCACCCTGTGTTTCAATCCAATCCAGCAGTCTCCATAAATTCGGTGACATCATGGGCTCACCACCTGTGATCCTTAATTCGTCCAAACTTTTATGCAAGTCAGTCTCCCACCATTTATAGAACGCCTCAACATAGGGATTGTGTTCATCCTTCTTGTATGGTTCTGCCGATTCATGGCTGTGGGTGTAGTGATTCCTTCCATCTGATGTAAGTCCTGCGTACGGTCCATGCTGTTTTATATTGTTGGCCCAAGTAGAACTGAACGCTGGATTGCAGTATGTACAAGCAAACTGACACGTCCTATCGAAGGCGATCTCCAGTGTTTTCAGGTTACAGTCTACATCGTGGCCAGAGTCGAATGCTTCTTTAAGGTGTTCATCATCGAAAATCCTGGATTTGTACACCCTATCACTGATTGCATCACGACCTATGTCTTCAATTTTCCAGCAGTACTCACACCCTGCTGGTCTTTCTCCGTTCTGCATCTGCCTGCGCTGTTCTTTTTTTTCTTTTGTGTTGTGTATAGCACTTGGATTGTCTTTTATAGCCTGCAAATCTATCTTGTGCGGTAACGGATGGTGACAACTTGTTGTCATTCCTGATCCCAGCCATATCGTTGCATTGTACCACTTGGCTCCACAGAAACTTGCGGATTTCGTGTCCAGTACCTGGCGTTTGTATTCTAGATCATTCATGAGTTCTTGCACTCCTCCCAGAACTCCTCCATCTCAGGAAATGTGTTCAAGAACCGTGTCAGACGTCTTCTGTCATGTTCGTTAAAAAATGCGTAAAAGTTTTTCTTGTTTTGCGTACTTGTGTCCGCGTTGTCGCGCCAGAAAGCGAGATTCCTTTGCATCTTCTGTATCTCGAAGTCTTTGAATATGTGCAGGCCCTTTTCCTCTCCGGAGTTGGCCTTCATGTACTCTATGTTGGCCTCATGGATGGCCTGATATGACTCTGGCAGGATGGTGATCTGTTGCCATGCGGGCTGTCTCAACAGTGGCACGTCAAACCATACCCTCTGGTAGGTCTTTGAGTAACGTTTACGCAGTTCCATTATCTTCTCCAGCAGTCGGTCCATGCTGGTGATACTGAGGTTGTTGTAGGTGCATATGAATGTGATGGAATTACGCACAGGTATCCTGTCAAGGAACTCCTCCACGTTGTCCATCATGTAGTTGAAATCTAGTCCGTCACGTATGTACTCTGCCCGTTTGCCATATGCATCCACGGACACGAACTGCATCATGTGTTCCACCTTCTCCTCCATGCAGATGTTCTGTGCCATGTTGAAGTATTTCTCTTTCAATTTCTTGTCGGCCGGACACATGTTGCTGGTAACGTTGAGGTGTAGGTCCTGTTTGGGGTGATCCATTACGTATTGTAGCACACGATAAGTGTTCTTGTCCATCATGGGCTCACCTCCGGTCATCCTGAAGTGCTTGAGGTTCTTGTACAGCGTTGGCCACCACTTCCAGAACGCGGTCACGTATGGGTTCTCCTCACGGTTGGGTATCGGCCTTCTGCGACCCTGAAAATGCTCGGGAGCGTTGTGTGGAGGTGTCGTCGGGTACTCGCCGTAGGTTTCCACCTCCTTGGCCCACGTTGTCGAGAACTGTGGCGAACAATAACTACACCTGAAGTTGCAGGCGTTGTTGAAGTTGACCTCAACGTACCTGGGCGTGTGCCTTTCGTCTATAGGATTGTCTTTGATCTTGTCGAAGTCCTGGATTGCCCATGGTTCACCCGAACGGTAGTGCCTGTCAGACATCTCACCGGTCTTCTCTATGTTCCAACAATAACTGCAACCATCTGGTTTTTCGCCGGACAGCATCTGTTCACGCTGTCGCATTTTCTCCTGGGTGTTGTGCAGTGCCGCTGGATTGTCCTTCAATTGATCCGCATCTATCTCGTGCAGTGGCGGATGGTAGCAACTGTTGGTAAGTCCAGTGGGTAGGTGCAGTGACGTCTGGTTCCACTTGGCCAGGCACATCGTGGGTGAAACCTGCTCAAGTTTCTTCTGTGCCGCCATTGCATCACTGCTGTACTTACTTGTACTCACGATCTTGCACTCCCTTGTTTTTGTGAGGATTCATTGCGAACTTAAAGAACTTGCTGTCTTCCGCTGTGAAATCTGCGAGCGGCACATCCATTCTTTGCCTCAGGCTCTCTCCATACAGTCGGAGCGCCTGGTCTATGTCGTTTTCCTCAAAAAATTTGTTATAAACATTTTCCATGTTGTCTAAATCCCTAACGCCTAGGTGATCCAGTCCGTCCAGCACAGTGTTGTACATGCCTAACCTGGCACCCATCATGGCGTACTTGCCGTTCTCCACATCTGCACCAACGGACATCCACGTGGTGAGTGTCCTCAGGTTGGGTGGCCATATCTGCTTGGCAAAGTTGTCTGGTTGCAAAGGCCTGCCCTTCGTAGTGCTCATCTTTACACCTTCCCTGTATCCTGCCACGAACGCCTGTCTTGGGTCAGCATTTATTACTGTGGTGGAATAGCAGTTGTGCAGGTTCTCGTGTGGTACGCCCCAGCAGAAATCAATCTGGTTCTCATCACTGTCTGCGTTTTCGTGTGTCCGCATATTGAGGCATGTCTTCTTAGACCAACCTACAAGTCCACCGTTTCCGTATACCAATCCATTTATGTTGTTCAGTGCCCGCCACCTGTGTACTGCGTTTCTGTCGGTAAGTGTAAAATCCAAAGTCTCCAATAAAAACTGTTCGTGTAATATGTTGTCACCGTCAACAGATATGAAAAAGTCCGTGTCTGCTACCTCGGCCGCGGCCTTGTGTGCGTTGTCGAAACCAACAACTCCATCAACACGCTTGGCCCATGGCACCTTGTTCCTGAGGTCCGCCCAATTCTCTTCCTTATTAGGCTCCTTGAAACTGATGTACACGAAATCTAGATCTGCAACTTTTACCTTGTCCATGTGTAACCCCCATCTACCACATCTGTTGGCCAAAACATATTTCCCTGCAACAGTCCAAGACCTTTGTCTCCTTTTTCCAACATGGAGTATTTTGACCTGGCCTGTTGCTGTGGTCTCCTACAAATTTCACCTTTTACAATATGGTACTCTGCCTCACCGTTGTTCCTGATTTCATTGAAAAGTTTTGTCGACACCTGGTACTGCTTACCGTCTATGGTCACTTCGGGTAGTGACTTTTTATGTTCTGGCAATTTTGCGATTGACTCAAAAAATCCTGGCATAGATGTCCTTTATTGTGTGTTTGTCCACATAGTGCCATGGTCTTGTCACAGCGTATCCGCCTAAAAACAACTTATTTTCGGCCAAAGTTGGGAGCAGATAGGAATTTTGGTCTATGTGTCTATCCAGTTTGTTAACTGCTTTCTTGTTGTGTATCATTTTAAACCATGGATAGTTTATCAACTTCCGCTTCACTGGATCCATTATCCTGTATGCCAATGCATACACCATGTCGGTGCTTGGATATCTATCATGACATCCTATCAGCATCTGTTCACGTACTGTTTTCCAGTTTTTTGTCAAATATTTACAGACGTGACCAAACACCCGAGAAGAAGAACAGTGCCTGAAATAGGTCAGATCACTATACAAGTTTGGCAGTTGGTTCCTGTCATGGTGTGGCCTATATGTTCTATCCCTGACCAACTTATCTTGGTAATTGTAACAGTCCACCGAAAACACCAATTCATGCCTGCACAGGTAGTTCCACCACCAATCAGTGTTGGCTGTCCACAGCATGTCCGCGGCAAGTTTGATGGTGTGTTTGAAAGGTGACATTGTGAATGCCTTGTATTCGTTTGCCCACTTAATATCATCATTTTCGCTTTCGTCATGCCCTAGTATTTGCACTTCATCTATCAAAGGCGAATTGATTTTGGTCTTTGAGTCTGTTATCACACACACCTTGTTATATTTGTTGTATCTTTTGATCGACTTTGCCAGTGACAGTGACAGTTCAACGTAATCTGTCTTGTCGTTATTTTGGCAGAACCATAAAAAACCCTTAGACATAGGCTACCCCTTTGTCAATAACATGCACATCGTTGTTTTCAATTTGTCCAACACGACCTTCGTAATTCCATTTGATGTGGCTTTCTGATATTTCTGTAACAACAGCATTTCCTGGAAGTGTTGGCAGGTTGGTTGGGATGGTCTCATATCCTCGGAAACCACCAAGTTGGTGGAGAGCGATTGCGAACGCATAATCATTCCTAAAGTTCTTGAAATCTATTCTATAGAGCTCACAGAAATAATTATACCGTTGCTTTACGTACTTCACCATATCAAAAATTGCTTTCGCTCTCTGCGATTTTTTGAATATGATTGCTGTGGCCCACACCATCGGGATCATGGAATTCCTACTAAACCTGTAACTATCATTACCAGTAATATCATGAACCTTGTCGTGTACCATGAAGTCTTGATCTGTGTTTGCCAATGTCAACAGGTATTCCGAAAAGCAAAAGTAATCTATGTCAAGCAAAATTGTTTTTTCATATGGTGAAAGTTCGTAGGCCCTGTACCTGTCTAAGTTGTGCCATGGTTTCCTGTTTATCTGATTGCCTGTTTCATTTTCTATCAGTTTGTAGTCTATAAATCCTAGGGGTGGCATACACTTGAACGTGTCTATGTTGGTAACGATTGTTATTGGTAGTCTGAGATACTTCTTCAACAAAGGCACTGTCTTGGCCGCAATTTTGTCATAGCGGTAGGTGTCGGTGTTGAAGCAATATAACAATACACCTGTCATATTGACTAACCCTTTTTTATTGCTTCTTTGTAAGACTGATGATATCTGTTCAAGGCTTCCTGTTGTTTTCCTATGAGTTTATCCAAAAAATCATCTGGCTCTTCAACCTTCATTGGATTGTCGTTACTGTCCAAAACTATAAAGTTTTGAAACTTGTCTTTAAGCACCTGTACAAGATTGATTGTTTGTGCATTGGCCTCGAACAGGTGTCCGGAATAGGCCAAAAGCATCGATGACTTTGCTTTCTCTAATGCATTCTTTTTGTTGACTGCTATTCTGTATGATCTGTCAGAGGTATCTTTTAATGTCTGTAAGTCCATATCACAATTATATTGTAATTATGGAATGATTTCAACCTGAAAAAATATTATGCAGTAGTATTACTTACAATCGCAGTTGAGCTTGGAGCGTACGAATTAGCAAGGTGAGTAGAGTCAACATCCAGGGAAATAAGCCTGTGCTCGTGTACTCCGTTCCTGTATGCTGTGTTGTCTGCACTCGCGTCACTGAATGTAAAGTCAGCAGATCCGTCCGTTTCGGTGATCTTAACGGTAATTGTTACTGAAGAACCTGGTGAGGCATCCAATTTGGCCTCAAACTTGATGTTGTTGGCCGTGTATGGATAGTTTGCATCCGAAATCTGTAATAGTGTTTGATATGATGTTGTAAGATCATGGAATCCAGTTGTGTTCGCAAAGGAGTCTTGCGTTTCACCTGAACCAGATCTTAGACAATCTGTTGCCCTAATATCAAAGTTTCCAACAGCAGTGTGTATGCTGTCCCATGCTGTGTCTTTACCCGAAACACCGTCCGTACCCCCGCTACCGGTTCTCACAGGATCGATCCTGATTCTGCCTCCCGCATTGAAGAAAAATCTCATGTTTGCCGCACTTGAGAAAGTTGCAGACACTTCAGTTGTGAATGATCCGTACCAGTTCGCACTTGATGCCGGTGCCTGTAGCGATGCAGATGTTGTGGTTGCTGTGGTGTTTACACAACCGCCTGCAACCGATGCCGCTAATGTGGCAAGGTCTGCCGCAACTGCCGCCTTGATCTTGATCGGATCTCCTGCAGATACCTGTCCCCTTGCTGACAAAGTGTCTCCTGTGTGAGATGCAATAGTGTCCAGTCCTGAAAAGAAAGTATTCCAGTTAGCCGCTTTAATTGCCGCGCCAACTTCTACTGTTGGAATGTGTGTTTCGCCTAGTCCATATACGCCTGAGCCTGTGCCAGCGAAATGATTGTATCCATATGGATCAGAACTGCTGTTGACAAATGTGTTGTATTCGTCATCTAAAATTTTTTCACCTGCTACGTATCCCATAAAATTATTTCACTCCTATCACGCACTCTGTAAGTGCCGTTTGTTCATTATATTTATGTTTAATTAGGCGGCCAATGGTGTTAAAACTGGTGCATTCGTCTATTTGTGCCACTCTGGCCTCTCCTTTACCCGCTGATACTACACGGTCTCCTGGTTTTCCGCAACCTTTCAGTTTCACCAGTACCCGTCCTTTTAGTGCTACCATAGGGTGCGAATCGTTGTTTCCTATGTTTGCGTTCATCAAAAACGCTGGTGAATCGGATATTACACCAAAGACATCGTCTGAAAGTTCCTGATTCTCTTTGGTAATTTCAGCAGTACCACCTAATTTGACAACATCTCCAACTTCAAGTGGGCAATCAGATTCGTATCGTTCAGCCAGATCAGCGTATTGTGCCGCTGTCGATGTAGCGTGTACTATGTTTGCCCGCACATCAACCAGTGTTGGTGCTTCCAACTCAGTATCAGTCTGTGAGGCCTTGAATGCTGTCCAGGCACCACCTGCATTTCCGTGAATTGTCGTTCCGTCATCTGCGAATGTTTCATCCCATATCCAGTAAAGGTTCTGTTCCGTTGCACTTGATGTCTCACCTCTGTTGACTTTAAGACCTGTGTAATTTGGCATGCCAGCGGCCGATGATATATTCCTATTCAATTCTATGATATTGTCTTCTACGGAAAGCGTTGAAGTGTTGATTATTGTTTGTGTACCATCGACGGTCAAATCACCAACACGAAGATGTTCGATTCTACCCGATGTTCCTGTGATTCTCAGTGCCTCTCTTGTAGTTCCGCCATCATTTACTGTGAATATGATGTCTTTGTCTTGCGTTGTGTTTGCAATCGTAAAATTATCACTGCTAAGACTCATTGTGACGTCTGATCCAGCACCGATTGTTAATCCTGTGTCATTTATAATTCCCAATGATCCTGTTGTTGTGTCATTGGTGTTTGATCTCAAGAAGTTAGCGGCCGCTACTCCTCCAAGAGTGTCTGAATCAGTTGCTGTACCTCGAAATTTGGCCGAAGACACAGACGTAGAAAGTTGTATACCTTGTGCCACTGTTGTGAAACCAGCGGCAACCAATGCGGCTCCCACCGATTCTGTTGAACTAGGAGTGAATGCCTGATTCGAAACCACACCCACAACCGCGTCATTGGTCACTAGTTTCAATATGGATCGCTTGACTCCGGTGTTGTCTTCTGGTGATTCTGTGATAACTTGCGTGACACCTGATCCTGCAACTGTGGTCGGTCCGATCAATGTCCATGCAGTGCCTGTGTAAACGTACAACTGTGTGTTCGTTGTGTCAAACCACATGTCTCCTTGCACAGCGTTACTTGGTGCTGTAGCAGAGTTGTTTGTTGATCCCACAGGTTTCCATTTAGAACCTGTGTACACGTTAATCTGATTGTTTGTTTTGTCATACCACAACTGCCCTTGCTGTTTGTTTGACGGTGCAGATGTGTTGTTGAAATTTTCTAAAAGTTTAATAAGGTTCTCGTTCAACTTTTCGCCGAAACCTGCATAACCTTTGCCAATGAGCGTAAGGTCTGTAGTCGCCACATCGATTGTGCCGTCTGCCAGAGTAACCAGCAAAGTTCCAAAGGTGTTGTTGAGTTTATATGCCATCTTTAATCGTTGTTGGAAGCGTTATCTCTAACGTCCACCAAGAAACTCACATCTCCTAACAGTTTTATCAATATGGCGGCTACTTCCGGATTCATCTTTTGATCAATCTTTGCTATCTCTTCCGTAGTCAATATAGTCTCTGCGTTAGCGTTGATGTAGTCTGCCACTTCTTGTTTTGTTGCCATTTATGTCTCCTTACTTGTATTTAACGTATTTGCGGATCGTATATTTCTAACCATTTTGCGTATCTTTTTTCCACAAATGGCCTGATTATAGCCCCCAGAGTCCAACAGAAACTTTCACCAATTATTCTAGTGATTATTCCCAAAGTATCTCTCGATTTCTTAACTTTCATAGCGTACCCTAACTCGTTTGCCCTAGCCTGTGCCAACGCCCTTATTACTTTTATTACCAATAATCCAAACTTATCACCGGATTTTTCTGCCCTCGTCATGTATTGCACAAGTGGCACTGCCCAGAACCAGTAACCAATTTTGGTGTTTCTTGAGATGTACTTGACGCTGTATTCTGTGTCTACTGCCAAATCCTCCGCGGAGAACAGTCCTCTTTCTTGTAGCCATGTACAGATCACACGACCTCCACCGCCACCGCCGGTTCCTCCGCCACCTGAACTAGCACCACCTTGTGCATCTCCAAAGCCTGCCGCTGTTTCTGTGAACGTTATTCCTGAATTGAAAAGTGCTTTCCACACACCTCCCACTTTGTAGTATCCTGCTGTAATTTTTTTCCAAGTGCCTGAAACTTTGTAGTACATGTCATTGATGCTTTTCCATGTGCCTGACACTTTGTAATTTGCTTGTACGCCGATGTTGAAAATAACAACCACTTTACCGTCACCGCCAGGAGAACTTGGTTGTCCTCCCACTGCTATGCCAGATGCATAATAACTTGAACCTGTTCCGCCAGGTGTCACACCTGATCCGTTGTCTTCTGATCCTCCCGCATTTGTGTTAGAACCAGACCTTCCGCCGGTTCCACCTGCATCACCTGATCCTGCATCACCTGAAGTTCCGCCGTTGGTTCCACCACCACCAGCACCTGCTCCACCTCCGTCTCCCGAGTGATCCTTTCCGTTCTCACCTAGTGTTCCTGGAGACTCTGCTGTTGCGGTGTTTGTGTTCACACCAGCGGTACCATTAGAAGTTTTACCTGCGCCGGCTCCCCCACCGCCGCCGCCTGATACTGCTATCTGTACTCCGTCGATCAATACCGTAGAGGCTCCGCCACCTCCGCCACCTGATCCTGAGTATGGTGTTGGTCCTGCGTTACCGCCTTCACCACCCGAATATCCTGCTATGCTCTTTCCGTTCCGTCCACCAGCGGCTCCTCCACCTGATGAACCACCTGCTCCGCCGCCTCCTACTGCGATCGTCATGGTCTTGCCTATCTCGGCAGTCATGTCTATAGAAGTTGCAGTAACATAGTGTCCGGCCGCGCCTGTGCCTCCAGGACCGCCCGCATCTGAGCCACCACCTCCACCTGCGCCACCCCAAAGGTGCACATCAATAGAAGTAGTGCCAGCCGGTATTACGGTCTGGTGCAAAGTACCTGTGTAGTTAAATGTCTTGACGACTGTTGCCATAAAGGATTACGCCTCCCTTACGAACCAGAAGTCCCCGTCACTGCCGTCACCGCCTGTTGGTGCTGAAGTTGAAACAGTCTTCTCTGATCCGCCCCATTGGTCACCAAAAGTAGCAACCTGTCCAATTGTTGGAACACTCACGCTCGCAGTGTCTGATGTTGTTATTGCTGATCCAACCGCGGCCAAATTTATGTTGGTCACTGTAAGTAGACCTGCCGCCGTTGTTCTTAAAAATCCTGAATTCTTGTTTGCATTACCATCTGATACAGCATCTGCTTCTCTGATCAGAGCAGAGTAAGTTGCATTTTGGCCTGCCACCCATTCGTTTTCTGACACATCATAGAACAATCTCGCATCGTCAGTGTCTGTTGTCTCGACAATTATACCTGAATCTGCTTCAGAGTTGCCTGTGTTTAATTTCAAGAATGCGTCATTTACAATGTTGATCTCGCTCGAACTGTTTTCGTACTCACCCGATACTGTGAGGTTTCCAGTTATGGTCACGTCACCACTGATGTCCACACCACCGTCTGCGCCTGTCAGTTGTAAAGGTGTTTTTGTCACGCCACCGTCATTGACTGTGAACTTAAGATCCTTGTCTTGTGATGTCTGTGCGACTGTCACATCATTGCTTGAAACTGTTATTGTCAATTCTTGTGAGTCACCAATGATGACTCCGCTGTCCGTGTCAACAGTCAGCGCACCTGTAGTAGTGTCTGCCGCGTCCGCCCTAAGGAAGTTGCCTCCCGCGATCACTGTGGCTGAAGTGTTTGTTGTGCTTGAAACATCAACTGCTGACGCTGATGTTGTTGACCCTTCAAACACTGCACTCAATGTTGAGTTCAGCGTCAGCCCTGCTTTGATTTGCGCGAAGCCCGACTGTGATGCACTTGGTGTGAACGTCTCTTTTGAAAGTATCGCCACCCTTGTGTTTCCAACGTACATCGAAGACACAACCTTGTTTCCACCGGAACTTGCAAGTGTCTCGATCTTCCAACCTGAAAGTGTCTGTCCAGATGTGTAAACCGGGCCAACTAATTGCCATGCACTGCCTGTGTAAACGTACAACTGATCGTCGTCAGTGTCCGTCCAAAGGTCTCCTGTTGATGGCGATGTAGGTGCAGTCGCTTGTGCTTTCGCACCTCCCGTTGGCTTGAAACTTGATCCATCATACACCTTGATCTGGTTAGTGTTTGCGTCAAACCACAGCTCACCCTTCAAAGGTGCAGTTGGTGCCGATGTTGATGATGAATTTTCAAGTAATTTTACTAGGTTTTCGTTCAGTAATTCACCAAAACCCGAATAACTCTTACCAAAGAGTGTCAAACTCGTTGAGTTGTCTATGGTGCCATCTGTGATTGTGGCAACTACTGTTCCGTCTGTTTTGTTAATTGTGTACGCCATTTCTTATATTTACCTGTTAACTTACTATATCATATACCGCGATATACTTCTGTGTTTCAAATGAATGCAATTCATAAAGTTGTTTTGAATTTGTTGTCGAACCGTCACCGATGGGTCTCTCACCTTGAGTCACTCCATCTATCTGATATGTGATCTGTCTTACGTCTGCAGTCTGGGTAACGATCGTGATCCTTTTCAATGTGCCGTTCTGTGCGTTAGTAAAATTCAGTGTCACATCAGCGTTGACGTAAACTTCAAAGAACCTTCCTGTGGACAAGTCAACTGTGGTGTTGGTTGTCACACCTGCACTTATTGTACCTGTCGAAATAACCTCACCAACTATGCTGTCAGCAGTTAGGTTTCCCTGCACCTGGAGGTCGTCTTCAATTGTTACCGCTGTAGAATCAGTTGCACTCAATGCCGTGCCTGTGATGGACAAACCATCAACCACGACTGCACCTGTGCCTGCTCCTTTTAGAACAAGGTTGTCGTTTGATCTACTGGCTAATATCTCGTTGTCATTTATTGTGACTCCTTGGGTCTTGATCTCTGTTGCATCCAATACGTCAGAAAATGCCGTTGCGAATCTTGTTCCGTCAGTACCCAAGTTATATGTGCTGTCCGCACTAGGAAGTATTGTCTGCGAATTTACAGTACCTGATAATGTTCCACCAGTCAATAATAGGTTGAGACTCGCGGAACCAGTGACTGTTCCTGTTACATCACCTGTGACATCTCCCGTCACATCTCCTACTACGTTTCCTGTGAGTGGACCAGTGAATGCTGTCGCGTTTACTGTGCCCGATACGTCTAGTTTGGTTGTGGGAGTAATTGTTCCTATACCAACACGTGCCACATCTCCGTCCATAGTCATCAAAGTTGTTGTCGTGCCACCGTCATTGATCTTGAACGTTATGTCTTTGTCAGATATGATGTTCTGCATTACAACACCAGTGCTGTCGACAGTCAGTGTAAGATCACTGTCCGCACCTACGATCACACCACCATCGTTGGCAACAGTCAATGTGCCTGAAGTTGTGTCGTTGGCATTTGATCTGAGGTAATTGGCCGCCGCAACACCACCCAACTTGTCCGAGTCTGTGGCTGTGCCTGCAAACTTTAGGTCTGATATTGCTGTAGAAAGCGTGAGACCTTTTGATATTTCAGCAAATCCTGATATCGCCGCCTTGGGTGTGAATGCAATTTCGGAAATTATAGCGATAAGCGATCCGTTGTTGTACCACTTCGTTACCTTCCTGTCTGTGTCTGTATTGTCAGTGATGGTCTCGAATAAAAATCCATTTGTGGCCGTGCCTGAAGTAGAACTAGGTCCTATGAGAATGTTCGAAGTGCCGTTATAGAAATACAACTGAGAAGTGTCTGAATCTATCCAAAGATCACCTTGCACAAGATTGGATGGTGCTGTTGGGCCATATGGAACACTACTTCCAGCAGGCACAAAGTTTGATCCTGTGTATACTTTCAGTATGCTGGCATCACTGTCATACCATAACTGTCCCTGTATTGGTTTGCTGGGTGCAGTTGTGTTTGCGAAATTTTCCAAAAGGTGTAGGAAGTTTTCGTGCAACACCTCACCATATCCAGCATACCCTTTTCCAATAAAAGAAAGATCAGTCTGTGTGTTCAACACACCGTCCTGGACGGTGTAAGAGCTCGGGGTAGCAGAACTATTTGTCTTGTCAACTGTGTATGCCATTAGTATCCTGTGTTACCACCTGATGTAGTTCCACTCACTGTGTTCGAAGTTGTCAGTGCTGTAGAACTTGTTTCAGTAAATGTTGTTAAACTTTGAATTCTTAAAGTGTAATCAATTTGTATCAACCTGTTCAATGATTTCTGCACCGGATGGAATATCACATGTGTCAACAACTTGTTGGTCGAACCGTTCTCTGTGCCTTCCCAACTTTTTAAACCAAGTTCGTCAAACACATAATCACCATTGAAGTCAGTGGTGTTGTCGAACGCCGCCTGTCCGGTTGGTTCCCCGTAGTCCAAAGTGCAGGTGCAGACAATGTCAGTGTATTTGTTTCCTGCCGTGTGCCTCACTTCCATTTTGTTTCTTGTTGTGTCTTTGTTTGTTGCAGAGTTATCATCGATAACCTTGTAATAAGTTTGATTATATAATGTGGCATTTGTGCCCGTTGAATTCGGTGTAAGGTAAGTTATGATTCCTGTTGGATCCACGCTGGTTCCACCATTACCAAAGGCCATTTCGTGGACAAATCCTGTTGTCTTGTTTGCCAATGAATTGGCCAGTGCCTGAGACATGTTTTCGTAATGGATTGCATTCCTTTTGTCCACTAAAACTTCACCCGTTTCCGGGTCAAAAATCTTAATATGCCCCGTCATCATAACACCTGTGTTATCCTGAGGCTTCTTGTTTTCTTCTTTTGATTCTGTTGGTTTGTTTTCCTGTTTCATCTAGTGTATTTATTCAGGTGCGTTTGTAGGCTCATTAGCAATGAATACAGCCTGTTGAGTCGTTGAAGCCTGCAATCCTTTACCGTCAGCAGGATTACCATCTTTGGCTGTGTACCATACCTGTCCTTTCTTGTGTAATATTTTTATCTGTGTTCCAGAAGCGGGTGCAGTGCTTAAAGTCACAGCAGTAGTGCTTCCGTCAACAGAGTAGTTGATAGTTGATCCATCCTCGCTAGTGAGCAACAATCGTTGGCCACCAATGAATATGTCTAACTCACTAGCGGATGATGGTGCTTGTGATAGTGCGAACACCACAGTGCTTCCATCACCTGTGAAGGTGTTGGTGTACACAGTGTCCGCATAAGGGATGGTTTGAGTACCAGACGCATCTACCACTTCAGTGCCTGATCCATGCTCCTTAATTCCTGTTCCCAAAGTACCACGTCTCAGTTGCCCCAACGTGTTACCTGATTTTGTGAAGTATTCAATTCTCTCTTTGTCTATGAATATGACTCCTGGCGTGTTACCTGCCACATCTGGTGTTGGCAACAAACTCGCGTCTTCAACTGTGATAGTCTGTGTGCCTTCTGTCATGACTAATGTTAATTTTGTTGTAGCAGTTTTAGATATACGTTTGTAGAAAGTCCTGTTCAACATGTCTTTGAATATCCTGAAACCTGTGGCACCTGTTGCCGATTCTAAGGCGAAGTACATTACATCTAATCTATCTGATGATGTTATTGTTCTCCCTGACACAGTTATTGTGTTACCACTGACAACGTAATCTTGCCCCTGTACAAGTTGTTCTCCATTCAACCATACATAAGTGTATCCTCCGTTCAAGGTTTCGAACCTTAATTTGAACACGCCCGATCCTCTACCTTCAAGCACTTCCCTTCTCTGTTTCATTCCCAGTGCGTTGTTGAATGTTGTGACTGATAACACGTCTGTTGCACTCAAACTGTAAGGTGAAGTTATAGCACTTGGTACTAATATTATATCAGTGCCCTCGTTGTAGTACTGATGATCTACCAAGGTTGATATGCATATGACATCCGTCGACGCTGGTACGTGTGCTGTAACAAAGTCAACGTTTTGGTTTCCAATGTCTACAGTGTAGTGAGTGTTTAAATTTTTCTTCACACCATTTACAAAAACTTGTACTTGGCTTGCGGCTGTAATTGTTTTAGCCGGATCGACTGTTGAATCATCCTCGAGTCCTGAAACAACTCCATACGTGTATGTGCTTCCATCACCCACGTAGTATGTGTTGTCCGGTCCTCGCAACACTCTTCCGTTCAGTTCCACTATCGTCAAACCAGAGAAAGGACCAATCGCTCCTGCAGGATATGTCAATGTATACCTGTTTGTCGAACCATCGTAAGTTATTGTCTGATTTCTCACACTCGCATAACTTCTTGTAGACGTTGTAGATTTGTTGAATCCAGCAAACTGTATGTACGAACTTGCCGCCGGTGCTGAATTGAATATTACTGTTATCGTGTTGGCCGCAGTCGTTGTTGTATATGCAGTGGTCGGCACTCCATCTATTGTAACGTACATGTCAGAGGATGTTGAATCTAGATTAAATTCCCCTCTTGTTGAAGTTAGGAAAGTTGTTGTACTACCGTCACCTGTGAAAGTGTTTAGTACTCTGTAATTCTCTCCTGATATAGCAAACACTTTAGTGGATATCTTGCTGTTGTTTGCAGGTGCAGATGTGAAAGTAATAGTTTTATTGGCAACGTTTATTGAATAGTTTGTTGTAAGTTTCTGAACAACACCATCAACCGATACAGTAACAGATCCTAATGTTCCTGGATAATCTCCTACGCTGAATGTTGTCTCTGTGCCATCTCCTGTGTGAGTCATTTCACTTATGAACGGCACACCTGACTCCGGTGACGTGTAAACTTTTATATCAACAGTATCGAACATCTGTCCTGGAATCGTTTCTTCCGGAGCATAACTTGTGTCTGGTGTAACAAATCCGTCACCTTCCAATACGATGTCACTAGGCGCATGTCCTAACGCTGATGTAAACAAACCTCCCTTGATTATGGAATCTAATGTCCTATCATCTGTTGGTGTCAATACACCGTCGTCATCAAAGGGTATGAATTCAACTAGTGCGTTCGCCTCAGGTGTTTCACTGATAGTGAAGGCAACTGTTGATCCATCTCCCCTTATGACATCAGATAGTTTTCTCCTTGTGCTGTCATCCTGCGTGATATACACCTGGTACACTTCAGAACTCTTAGGCGCAGAAGCAAATGTGTAAGATGCAGTCGATCCGTCGGCCCTGAACGCTTTGATCCTAGATGAACCAGTATTGTCAAATGGGAAATCGTAGAAACCAGATTTATCCCAACCTTGCTCTTGCGTGAACAACAGACCAGTCACCATTGTGCCGCCATAGTCAACACCGGACATCAACTGTGACAACTCATTGCCTGGCATTCCAGATCCTGGTGTGTAGAAACCCTTTGTCCTATCTGCCGCCGTTAGTCCGGTCTCGTCACCATAAACCTTGTACACGCTTCCTATGTTATCATCGAAGTCAGTGCTTGAGGTAAATGGATTCGTGACCTTGTACAACTGATTTTTGTATCTGATCAAATCGTTGTATGCGTAACTCGTTGCCGCCGCCCAGTCTACCACTCGTGAAGTGCTTGACACCCTGTCAAATTTTATTGTAGTGTCAAAATCTCTTACGAGATCGTTGCCCAGATTTGCGTATGCTTTTGCAGGATCGCTTGGCGTTGTTCCATCCTTCATACCTCCCGAAAGTACCACTGTTGGAGTGGCCGTGTAGTTGGCGCCTATGCCTGTAACGTTTATCTTGGTCACAACACCACCTTGTATAATAGCCGTGGCAGTGGCCGCTGTAGTTGCCGGTGTCACGTACATTTTGAATGCTTCTGATTTATCGCTTACTGATTCACTGGTTGATGCAGTTGGACCATAGAAAGTGTCAGCATATCCATCGAAAATGTATGTTTTGGTTGTACCTGAACCACCGTTCTGGCTGTCATAGATTTCTGCCTGTTTTTTGCCTGTGAACAAAGGAAAGAAATATCCAAACTGTCCAATGGTTGTACCTGACGAACTTGTGGCCTGTATCTGGAATGGTCCAGTCGATCCCACTGTGCCGCCCAATAAAGTCACGGTTGGTGCGACTTCATACCCAGATCCACCTGCTGTGACAGTGATTGACGAAACGTATTTTTTGTGATAATCGTTCCACATCTGCCATGGGTACTCTGTCAATTTAGAAGAATCACTAGTGACGTTAAGAGTCCTTATCTTGCCTGTAATTGGGTCATAGAATGTTGGGTTATCAAAGTCTGTGAATATTCCGTCCTGCGTTTCCAAAGTGTCATATGCAAGTTTATATTCCCTCAGTTTGGTGTGGAATGGTTTGACTTCGTTTATGTAACTTTCTATCCAACTGTCAGTTCCAGTGGTGTATGATTTCCTTTGATTCAGTTCTCTCACAGAGTTCTTAACGTTGACGAAAGACGTTTTGAACATCCAGTTCACGTATGTCTGTTCAGAAAGCACTTTTCTTAATCCTGTAAAGAAAAGTGTGTTGTATTCCACTGCTAGGTCATTGATAAAGAGGTCATCTCTCAAAGCAGTCAACACTTTCCTTGTCTCGATGCTTGGCTCTTGGTCGAAGAAGTTGTCATCAAAGTTGTCCTGCCCTGCAAAACCTGTGGCATCCTGGCTATAATCGTAAAGTTTGGTAGACAGCCTTACTGTTCCATTTTCTGTTCCAACATTTTCCCAACCGTCCGCGGTCTTCATAAACAGTTTCCAGCCGCCTGTGTCTGCACTGGTTACTTTGACATGGCTTCCTACTGCGAAGTCCAATGTGTCAAGTTCATACTGGAAAGTTACCTGCTTGTCAACCTTGGTGTTTTCGTCATGAGACATGTCTCCATCTGTCTTGTACCAGTCGGTGTAACTCCAGTAGACCGATGTGTTATAGGTCTGTAATTTTGTCCTTGTCCATTCTGTACCATCCCACTGGTAAATTGCCCAGTAGTTGTTTGCGGTTTCGTCCGCCTTGACCAAGTAGTTCACTGTGCCTGATAGATCAGCAGTGTTTATGTAAGTTAGTTCTGCATAGGTGTCCACAGATGCGTCCCATTCGAGACTCTGTGCAGTAGGCTCAGGCTCTTTGGAATCTAGGTTATCAAGATTAATCTGGCCAGAAAGTTGATTTTTCTTCAGCACCGAGTTTGCATAATCTATGATCTCTTTCAATGCATCATATCTGTTCACATACCAGCTCTGTCTAGGTCTGATTCTGTTGCCGTATCTTTCGTTGACTGGCAGATCGACATCAGGTACCAGATCGCCTGCATCGTTTTTGCCGATTAAAGAATCCCACCAACGTTGCTCTATGCTGGTTGCAGGACGGTATTCTTTGTCACCTTCCCTCACCAATTTCCAAACACTGTGGGCGTCGCCCTCAAACGTGTTATTCCTAATGTCAATGTTCAACACAATTTCATCATTGACAAGATTATTGACGTTGTTTATTAAAAATTTATTTGTGTCCGTCACCGCATAGTACTTGTAATCAAACCTGTTAGGATCAGAGATAAGGTTAGCAACGTAAGAGACTGCGTTTTTCCGTGTTACCACACTGTTAGTAGGCAAAGTCTGTTTGCCTTTGACCCAGTAGTAATAAAAGTTAACGAACTTGTTTAACCTCGAATCATACTTCTGCACCACAGTGTAATTTGTGTCATCGGCGTGTAGAGGAGTGCCGGATATTACCTCACCTGAATTCTGTGGTCTTGCGTTCCATTGGCTCGGAAGTAGTTTTGATTCCACCCATTCGTAGACGTCAATTGTTGATCCAGGGAATGTTTGTCCCCAGTGATTTACCTTGTATTCTTGTGTGTCCTGCTCGTACCATATCCATTTCACTGTTGATAAATCCCACCACACCTCACCGATGTGATCTTCCGCCCAAGCCGTCTTGCTGTTTGCCTGTGGTCCAAAGTTATAGGTAGCAGGATCCCACGTTGTCTTTATATTGATCTCCCTGTCAGCCAAACCAAGTATTCTACCTTTTACCGGATCGTAAAGATCATAGTGATCCCTGATTTGCTTTGTTCGTTTGTCAAATTCAAAAACTTTACCTAGTTTGTCAATGTCTATCAGTGCTTTTTCAGTTACGATATTATTCCAAGCATACTTGCCGTTTTCAGTTAGGTCATAACATTCAACGGTTCCGTCTCCATCAACTTTTGTGCTACCATCAGAAGTGGTGTTACCATCATCATCTGGCGCTCCAACGAACAAAGAATTATCAATAACACATACGCCTCTTCCAAAATCATCATTGGAACTAATATTGTCAGATCCTAATCTGTCATCCAGTATGAATTTAGTGTTGTACAAGGTTGCCGTGAATGCACCTCCTGAACCCTTATTATCATCTATTATTGTAGTGTCTTGCAGGTCGAATGACGTTTCTCCCGAGTCAAATTTCATTTCCCGAGCACTTCCAAAGTTTTCGGCACCTATTACAATTCTGTTGCCTTGTTGATTAATTGCAAGTGTTGTTCCAAACTTGATGTTCTCTTCTCTATCGGGTAGAGTGATTGTTTGTTGTAGAGTATATGTGTTTGTAGACCCGTCAGCGTTCCATTTGTAGTAGTAAACCGCGCCAGTGTCAGGATTTTCCGTGCCATCCACTCCCGGTGCACCAACAATTAGTGTTGTACCGTCCTTGCTCATCGCAAGTGACTCACCAAAAGCGGTGTTTATCGAAGAACCATCGCTGGACACTCCTGTGAGTGTCTGCGTCAAGGTGAATGCATTGATCGTGCTTCCGTCATTGCTCGCAGAACTCCTCACGAATATTTCTACCTTGCCTGCGTTCCCTGGAGCGAGTGAACTCACTGCAAGGATGTTACCGTTGTCGTTTGCCTGTAATCTATGACCGAAACGTTGCCCTGATCCACCGTCCGGTGCTTCTATAACGTAATCCTGTGTCCACGTGTCATATGTTGATCCGTCCGACCCTATAGCGTATTTGTAGAAGTATACCCTACCTTGGTCGCTGTCATGTCCTGGTGCTGAAACAAACAAGTATTTGTTTGTGTCTAACACAGTGGAACCAGAGCCTGGTTCAGATATTTTGTGATCCCATCCAAAGTTCGCATTTTCTAAGTTTGTTGAACCATCAAATGGTCCAGTGATCGTGTTTAGTTGGGCGTATTTGAAAGTGCTTGAATCCCAACGATATACCTTTATCAACCCAGAATCTATGAATCTAGTACTGCCGTCTGCTCCAACGGCGTTGGCGTATGGTGCACCTGCTACGATAAAGTTTTCGTCGGAACTTATAGACAATGATTCACCCAATCTACTTGTGTTATCATCATTGTCACTCATTGTAGCAGAGCTCTGCGTTGATAATACAGTACCCGCCACATTGGAAGATCTAAACAGGAAGTGTATGGTACCTTGCCCTTTGCCCGGGGCCGAAACCACAACAGTTCTTCCATCGTTACGTGCAACTATCCTGTGGCCAAACTCCTGTGAACCGGTCGTGGTGTCTGGAGATAGCACTGTGCCTGTAGTGTATGGATCTTGCTTCTCATACACACGCCATAGTCCTGATGTGTCTGCATCAGCAAAAACCTTATCACCGCTGAATCCTATCGCTGTGTCCTTTTTCTCGTATTGGTCAAACGCTATAAGATCGTTTACGTTGTCAATTGATGACACCCTTACTGACACAAATTTGTAAACGTTTCCAAAACTGTCTGCAGTCGACCCGTCCTCTAATGCTGGTATGAAACCAAGAGAACCATCGTAATCGATTATCACAGTTTTATGACTTGGAGTTGCCTTCACTTGGAAGACTGCGTTCAAATCTGTGGACTCACTGTTTGTTATAGCAAAATAATCCGCTTCCGTTGTTGTTGATCCTGCTGTGAGATTATGGCTACCTGTGAATGTGATTTCAAGTTGAGTGCTGTCATTGATTGAAGCCAAAGTAGCAATTTTAACTCCAGAATGGGTCAACCTCAACACGTCCCAGTCATTGTTGCTTTTGTTTGCCACCCATATCAAATCCTTGTTCGTCAATGCACCAACATCTAGACTCAACAATTGGTCTATGTTGTAGACAGTGTGTTGTACCTGAGATAACTGAGGGTATCCTGCTGTTTTAAAAACCTGGGCATTGTCTCTGGTGACACCTTCTTTGCTATAGTCCAAACGCTTGAACGTGGTTGATGCTGTATATTCCACAGGTTTGTAATATAAATCATCTGCGGCTACTCCTTCTGACCTAACATATTCTTTGGAGTCGTTGCTGGTTGCTAACAGTTCTATACTCTGAGGATTCGCAATTATCTTGTTGTCTTTCAATGTCAGTTGGATGTTTTCTATAGAATCTACGTTGCCAAACTGTCCTGCACGTATCATCCATTCAGGATAGAAATCAAGCGTGATGTCTTCGTCTTCATATTGCGCCTTGATTAGTTTGTCGATTGCGTTCTTTGTTCCTTTCTCTCTAATATATCCCTGATAGAATTTGTATTGAGATACATCATTTACAAAAAGATTTTCAAGGTAATCCCTGCTCTGATATCCAATAAGCCGCTGTGCAAGTAATTGTTGTGACTCGTCAAAGTTATTTGTTTCGAGATTATAGAAATCATTGAACTGTGATATTTTGTAATCAAAGTTTGGTATCAACTGAGGCGCAGGTTTGGAATCCTTTAAGATCCAATTTGTATTCGTAAAAGTGGTCCCAGAATTATGATTGGTTTTAGCAACATAAAACTTGCCTTGGTATTCTACGCTTTCACCTATTTTGTAATCCGTGTTGGCCAACCAGTATGTGACCTGTGCTGAATCAAAAACGAAACCAGGAGAGTAATAGTCTCCGTTCCAGTTACCGGTCTTCCAACCAACCACTTTGAGTCTTTGCTGTCTGAATCCGGTGGATGGATCGTATATAATGTCAGCAAATACAGTCTTGTTGTCAAACAAAAGCAGGTGTTCTTTTTGAACCGTGTTCAATGCGACATTGTACAGACCAACTGTGTCTGACTTGATCCCTAATTCAAAAGTCTTGCCTATACGTTTAGTTGAAAATTCGCTGATGTCTATCTTTCTACCACCTGAATCTAGAAGTGAATAGTCACCTGTTAGGTTTCTAAGTTTGCCAACAATGCTGTTGTTTGTGTCCAATTCGAATCCGTCTGCGGCCGGTGAAACAGTAATAGCGGCGCCGGGTGCCCATTCCTGCGTTGTCCAGAACATGAATTCTTTCACTGCGTTCTGCCAGTTCAGTGTTTCCTTAAGTTCATTTGAGAACTTGTTAAACTTAAAACCTTGTGATTCTAACCAGTGACCGTATCCCAATAGAAAATCCGCAACGTCCTGAACAGTGTCAAACACATAACCATAAGGTATAGTTTGCACGTTCTCGTCGTAGTTATTGTACTGTTTTACTTCAACTGACCCAGCGACAGATAAAACATTCGCCGTTGTTGTCTTTGTTGGATAGTTGAAGTTGAAATATGGTTTGACTGTGCTGTATCCGAGAACTTTGTATCCGCCTAGCACAGTTGATCCATCTGTGGCAAGGTTTGTGTTCTTCTCTATCAATACTCCGCTATAATAAAAACTGTTTACGGGATTAGATGTCCTAAACAAAATTTTATAGTTTTCGTCTGGTATAAATTTTGATCCTGAAGTAGACCCAGGAGACACACTGTCAGTAAGAACTTTGATGTTTTCTTTGTCTGTGAATCCACCTAATTTGTATGCCAACTGCACAGACAGTGCTTTTATCTTGTTATAGAAAAATGTTTTTGCGTCTAGGTTCCTGTGTGCAAGGTAATTTACTATGTACGGTTGGTAACCTGCCGTCTGATATCTTGTTGTCACTCCTGTTTTTAAATTGTTTTCAGTTTCCAAATGGTACTTGGCAGTTGCCATAGTTTGCCTCACACCGGTATCGGTGTCTATCTGATTTCCCGCCGTGTTGGTTGATAATCGCGATGGATCAAACATGTTTGAGAAAAATTTGGCCGGCTTCGCCAATGCAAGTGTTTTAACCACAGTGAATGGATACGCACTAGATTTCCTCCAAGATGTTTCTGCCGGTGCTTGGTCACCAAACTTCCACGAGTTTGTTCTGCCCTGTATGTCGTAATTGTCTACTAGTCCCGCCGCCAATGGATCCAACAAGTTTCCTGACGCATCCACCGGTAGGTATGTTTTGATTAGGCTCTTGCCGTACCTTCCAGGTTCCGCCGCCACTGCGTCCCATAAAACATCGTTGCCCGAAGTGTAAGGGGCAGTTCCATAGGTGCTGTCCCAATTAGAAGGTTTTTCGGAGTGCCCAAACATCTCCCATGGTCTAATATGAGGTGCGTCCGTATCGTAGAAATATTTGTATATGCCCCTCCAGTGTCCCGGAAGTTTTTTTCCTGTCAATCTATCAGTTGATCTAGCGTAGTTGTATGTGAATGGCGAGCCTTCAGAAAAAACTGTGTTATTGATATACTGAACATTATTTCTGCCGGCCCATAGGTAAAAATCAGCACTCATGATGTCATTAACTTCCATCAATGAGTAATCGGTGGTCGTGAAAGCACTTGGCATGATGTCATTTATGTCAACTAATGTTGAATCATAAGTGGTCTTGAGGTTGTTGTATATCCTTTTCTCTAATTCTAATATCAAGTCATCTCGCTCATCACCATACGCTTTAATAATACTTCCGTCGTGTTTCCTAATGACTGACGTATCTGTTAGGTAGGTTGTGTCGGTGTAAAGTTCAGGTGTAAACTTAGGATACATTCCTAATTTTGTAGGTGAAGTAGGCATGTAACTACCAGTGGTGTCTGCGTAATCCTTTATAACAATCTTGTCACCTTCTACAAGAGACTTGCTGATATTGACACTGTCGTCGTTGGTGCTGAATGTGTAGTCGGTCCCTAATAACAATTGGACATCATTCAAATACACGTACACTGCCCTGTTGCTTGTTGTAGTGATGTTATGTTGAGAATCTAAAGCGTATTCTGTCTGCGACGATCCCATGACAGTGTATGTCCTTGTTGAAACGTTTTCTCCGTGTCCTATCATGTCCTCGTAATAGAATGGGAAACTGTTGTTCCTACCTGGTGTGATAGCACTGATTATTTCATCCACCCTATCCCTTACAATGCCCTCGTATGCTGTGCCTGTGGCATGTGTTAAAAATGCGTTGTACCATTTTTCATACTCATGATTCACATAGTCTATCGCTGTCACAAAATTTGCATTTTGATCTATAAGGTTGAATATGGCCGGTAAAAGTGGTCCTTCGTGTTGGTGGATGCTTCCGCCTTTCAGCCTAGCGTCAGGTTTGTCCCTGAGATTTGAGACACCCGGTATTGACCCTGTTACATCTTGGTTTTTGTCAAATATGTCCCTCACATGACCAAGTATCTGGCCATACGTGAATGTGCCCAGTTGCTGATTTAGACTGTTAGTTGTTAGGTTTTCGGGAACCTCGTATATGCCCTTGCCGTCTACTTTATCCGCACTGCTGAAACCTGCTATCCTTATCTGGTCATTGACTTTCAGTGCTTTGTTAAACTTGATAAATCTGTTTTTTGTACCGTTTACTAACGTGTAATCGGTCGTGATTGTCTTTCTCGCACCATTCACTACCACGCTAACTTCTAGATCTGTCAGTGATGCGGAGTCCTTGAAGAAATCTATTGGAAACAACTGTTTCTCAGTGTCGTCCACTATTATGGTCCTCAACACTCTTTGTTTGCTCTCCACCGAACGCTTGATCCATGCGCTCCGTGAGTTGTGTGTTGCCCTACCTGTGGTGTAGTGCAGGTGTCCTTCTGCGTATTTCTTGGTCACTATTTCCGTTCCGCTTTGGTAGGTGAATGTTCCTGACGTATGGTCTGATTCAAAAACAATATCTCCAACATTGTTAATAGTGTTGTACTTGACTTTTATGCCCAACACTGTGTCTGTGGTTGCGCTGTCCGACGTTGCAAAGGCGAAAACCTTGGCTCCTGCGAAATTCGAAGTTGGATAGGTTGTTACGTCATCAAATGAAACATGGTTGTTGTCCCACATTCCGAACAATGGTTGTTGATTTAAACCTGTTTTCTGTTGTGATACTTTAAAAGTTTCTGCTGTGCTGTCATAATGGAAAGTCTTGCCCTGATTGGCAGTACCGAACTCTATGAATACAGAGTCATCATTGGCCGGCGTTGCATCCGATGCCTCTGTCAATGCTATGACCTGAGACGAGTCACCCGCGGTGACAAAGTTGACATCATAAATTTTATTTTTTACCAGTGGATCTGTGTCCGCTGAAAATATGACTCTCATTCCGTTGGCCAACGCGACGCCATCAATGATGTAACCTGTCTGTTTGACCACATCGCTGAATGCATCCGTGGTCGCTGTGTCATAAAGCGTCACTGATTTTTTGGCCACTGTGCCATGATTGTATAACGCAAGTCCCGAATCAAACTCTATAATTGGTCGCTTTGCCCGATCATCCTCGTCCAAAGTAGGTGTGAAGCCTCCCACTCTTGCTGTTTCCTCTATCACGTCTCTATGGAACCATCGGTTGTATCTGGACCAGGCGTTCCTGTCTTGCGAATCTCTTTTAATAGTAATGTAATCTTTTTTCTCAGGCAGATAAAATGCTTTTGCATACGGCCTTGAATCGTATGCCACTTGGTCATACAACACCGTTGTTTCGGTAGCATACGTACCGGGAGTAATTAGATCTTCAACATCTGTCAAAGTAATTGCGTCACCAACTCCCTCTACATAATATTCCTTGTCCTGGTTCGCTGTTGGCACCAATGAATTCTTGAATTTTATCTTCATACCATTTGATAATGAGAGAGTACGTAGGCTGTAGTTTTTTGTGCCCACGATATCGTCTTCTACATCGATAGCCGTGGTGCTTGTGGCATCTTTGATTTGCAGTATTCCGTACATGGCATCATGATTGCCGCACTGATAGTACAAAGTGTCTGGTGCACCAGTAGTTGGGACTGTAAATGTTACTGTACCTTTGTCAGCACCATTATTTGACACACCTGTACTGAAAATTGTAGATGTTGATCCATCAACGGAAACCTTGCTTTTGTAAGGCTCTGTCATGATCCAGAAAGGGTGTCCTTTGGCGTCAACACTGAACTTGTAGGTGTTACCTCTATACAGTGTCAATATCGGATTGTTTTCGTTTTCCCTGTGCGTGAATTCGTACGCAGACTGACTGTTGTTGGTTACTGTGTATTCTACTACGGCTGAAGGTCCCACTGAGTCTATCTCAATCGATCCAGGGCCTGCCGGCATCCAGTAGTACTCTCTATAGTTGATCAATTTGTCATAGTCAATTGCAGGGTTCCAACTGTAGACTGTTTCTTTGTTGAGCCTGTCATGATTTTGGACCTTTCCGCCAAAATACTTGATTTGATTTATGTAATCGTCGTATGTCCCTGTGAACTTAACCTGATCTTCGGGATTGACTGATGTGGTGTCTCTGTCTGTGTAGGTCACAGCAGGTTCCAACTGATATGCGAATCTGTCAGCACTAGTGGCAGTAAGGTAGCGATCGGTCACACTCCTTGTGTAAGCGTCCTGTCTACCAATGAAACCATCTAATCTTTCAAGTGATCCTTTTTGTACCAACGGATCTAAAGTGCTGGCCAAGAATCTTTGATTGGAGTCTGTCCTATAGAAAGCAGGTAGGTGCTGAACTGTTCTTCTGAATTCGTTGTTGCCTTGCTTTACAACTTCGTTGTTAGTCAGTGCGTTTGTTGGATTGTCGGCCATTAATATCCTGCCCCGCTACTGCCGGAACTTGATCCCGAACCTGATGTAGTAGAGCCTGATACTGCTGATCCTGTTGTAGTGTTGGTTGTGGCAGTTGATGTTGATGTCACAACATTTCCCGAAGCCTCTAACTGATTGGCTCCTAGTGCTGTAATAATTGATACATCATCAACGGTGGCCCCACTGATAAAAATCTCATCTGCCGCTGAATTTATCTGGAACAGAGACCCAAAACTCTGTCCTGACTGATTAGGAACGATGACCACACTCAACAGGTCTGGTGCTAGTTCGTTGTGTATGTAAGCGGCTAATTCTGTAAAATAAAAAGCGTCTCCAAAATCCCAGTTATCCAACGCAAAGAATTCGTTTATCGCGGCAATCACTCTTGTCTTAATCACTGCATCTGACACATTAGTTTTAGTATTCTTCACAACCTTGAATGTCGCTTGGAGTTCTTCGTCTGCATTAGATCCGAACAGGATCTTGTACTTCACTGGATGGTATATGATTTGATCTGACACTGACTTCAATGGGTTCAATGTTCCTGCGTAACTGATACGCAGTTGATCAGAGGTTGAAGCACTTGGTTTAGTTCCTCCATCTTGCAACCATATCCTGAAAAGGTTGTCATAGGTTCTTTCCAACAGATACACATCAACAATGTTTGACACGCTAGGATCAATCCTTGTCTCTTGTCCTGCGTGGTGTTTGTATTGGAAATTTATAGCACTTCTACCTTTTCGTGCTCGATAATCTGTTGTTGTGGTCAATGTGTTGGTTGTTGAACTGTAAGACTTGATCACATCCTCTGATGGCGAGTAAAAATAAAACAACTGTCCATTAGTGTACGATGTGGAATTCAAGTTGATGTCTGCTTCGTTTTGTGTTACAATAAAATTCGTAGCCGCATATGGCCTAAATCTTTCAATGTTGTCATAAGATGTGTACTTTTCAAAAAACACAAATTTAGTGGATTCAGATAGTGTTGGTTCAACGTAGATGTCAAACAATTCTGGATTGTCAACAACTCCATCATCGTCGGCATCAAAGAAGCCGACCTTCACTTTTCTGTTGTCCTGGAAACCGTCCGCTTCTGTTACTGTATCTACTACCTGCCATGTTAGCGGATAGCCAATGCTTGATCCTGTTGACACAATGTCGTTGGTTTTTAGAATTTTTACGCTGTCCTTGACACTTCTTCCAGTTTTATAATCATAGATTTTTTCTTGCCTGTCAAAGTGAAATTTGTTTTGGGATTCTGATTCAAATATGTAATCTAATTTCCTGTACTGAACTGTATACGTATTTCCATCATTTGTAAATTTGAACCACCAACTGGCATCTGCGTTTGTGCCGACTGTTGATCCTGTGTTAGCAAGACTGAATATTGAACTTGTGCTTAAATTAGTTGATGTTATCACTTTCCAGGTTTCTGTGTCTATGTCGTACCTCAATCCAAATTCTTCGTACGCTTCTATCCTATCTAAAAGATCTGCTTCGAGGCTTTCCGGAAAAGATGTAGTCAAGTTTGGAATCACTGCGTTTACCACAGCACCGTTTGGCACTATGTTTGCCAGTGTAATAGGACCAACTCCAGATTCTAAATTTCCTGTACCACCGTTCGCTCCGTCAAGCACCACTGCACCTATCTTTGCCCATACTCTGTCTTCTGCGTTGTCTGTACCCGCAGTTACTAAAGTGCCATTCTTGAACTCTCTTGTGTCAGGTGATGTAAACTTCACAAGTGCACCGGGTTTAGCATATTTCAAATTTGACGTTGCAAAATCACCTACTACCAATGCGCCACCTGATGTGAAATAACCTGTGTTTGTGTTGGTACTAGTCGTTGTTGAATTCCACGTGGCAGACAGTGTGCTTGTGTCTTTGCTTCCGTATTTCAAGTAGTAAAATTGTCTTGCGTAGGCCTCTTTCAACTTGGCCTCGACTGACGTGTCAATAGTGGACTGTATTTCACTCCTGTTACTGAAAGAGAAGGTGAATTGTTGTGTGGATTCTTCTCTGTAAATAATTCCGTCTTCGGCAAACACACTCACGTTTGAATAAGCACCTGTTGGATCTAGTATCTCTTTTGCACGAGATATTCCAGATGCAGATCTATTCACGGATCTCACTTTTACAATCTCCTGTGACGCTGACAATGGCACAACTTGATAGTCTTCTGCTGTGATCATCCTGTTCTGTGAGTAGTACACCTGTGCGGCCTTCTCCTTTATGGAGTCGTTTGACTCGGTGGCCGCGGCGTTGTACACGCTGGCCTTAAGGCTCATCGTTATGGTCAGTGTCTGTTGTGCACCGTTGGCATCCGTGTATGGCACTGCTAATTGTACGTTCTGCATGTCCGCTGACTGGATTGCATACTTGGCATTATCGCTAACCCTCACGTAAGTTCTAAAACTTCCAAGCGGTATGTTAGAAAAATTTCCGTCTCCGAATACTAGATCTATCGCGTCGTTGTTTTTCGTCACAATGTTGTAGGTGTTTCTTTCAGATTTTGCAAGTGAATTGTATATTGCGTTGTTGCCAGACAAAGATGGAACCTTGGTCCATTTTTGTGTTATCTGTCCAAACTGGTCCAATTTGTACAACCACACATCTGTGTCATTGACGTTTGAAAGTTCTATTGGTTTTACAAAATTTGTTACGGAACTGTCAACGTTGAAATCTCTTTGTTGTAGAACTCCTTGCTTGAACAAGAAGAAAAAACCTGTGTTGTTGGAACTGTCTCCCGCTCCGTCTGACCTGTATGTGTATGTCAGTCCTGTCCCGGGAATCGGATCTGATTCGTAAATGTTGTCAGAATCGTTTGTAGTGCTTGACACAATTTCAAATGCTCTTGATACACCACCTACTGATTTTGTGAATTTAAAGATGGGCAAGTCCAATTGATTGGAACTTAAAGTGTATGTTTCTGTGTCGATTCCCCCTATGTTCGCTGACTCCCTTGGACTGCCGAACAGTTGTCCTGATTGGTTGGCCGCGTTCAATATTGCCGTAAACTGCTCTCTGTAATTTGCATTCGCCGAATCATTCCAAATTACTGTGCTATTGGCCAAGTTTGTGCCTGTGCTATCTTTTACATCTTGCGTAGTTGATATCGAATCAACCTTCAACAGACCTGTCGCGGGTTTGTTACGCTTGGCGTTGTAGTTGATCAACCTCGCCAATCTAAGAACACTGTTCCTTCTCTCTGCTGTCTCCAGGAAGTTCTCCCTGGCGTTCAGGTCAACCCTGAAACTTAATGCCTGTGCTATGTAGGCTATGAGATCTATCAGTGCCACGTACTCAGAACTCTCAACGAAATCGTTGAAATCATCCGGGTAGTTCTCCTTGAGATATGCTACCATGGTCCTTCTCAAAGTTTCAAAATCATAAGATTTGAAGTCGGCCTGTTGGAAGGCCTGGTAGATCTTCCTCCAATCTTCCGCTACTAATAATCTGTTCTGTCTATCTGTTGTGGCCATTGTAATTACAACGGTATTTATGTGTTAGGAAATGT